TAATAAAAATTATAGAGGCATTTATGCTGCTGATGATTCTACTTTTTATCCTAAGGACTCAATAGTATTTTCAAATGGAGATATGTGGAAAGCATTAGTTGATAATGTTGCGGACGGAAGTTCATTAACAATTTACTCAAACGATTGGGTTAAGATGGACGAAGTAACAACAGGTGCTTCACTTCCGATGTCAATAGCAACTAACGATGATGGTTCAACACTTGATGCAGGAATACTTGATGACGAACAACTTGTTGAGTTAGTTAAAGTAGATGATCGTTTTGGTACTTCTTTAGCAATGAACTATGACGGTACAGTACTTGCAGTAGGCGCACCAAACAGTGACGGACAATACTTTAATAACTTTAAAGGTCAGTGGAGACCTAACTACGAATATATGCAAGGCGATACAGTTAAGTATCAAGGCAGTTATCATCAATTACAAAATTTAGGACCAAGTGCAGTAGGTGCAGATAGTACAATTAGAAGTTATAACGAAGCACCAGATGCTGGCGAGCCTTGGGTAAACGTAGGCGATAGCACAGACGTTGCTTCAGGTAAAGTTTACATATACAAAAAGAATGCAGCTGGTGTTTATAGATTACTACAGCAAATAAATGCAGACTCTCTTCCATACCTAAGTGATCTTGATCCAAGTGAAGCAATAAGCTCAGGTGACAAGTTTGGTTATGCTATTGGATTAGACTATTCAGGTAACACATTAGTTGTTACAAGTCCTTTAGCAGATAAAAACTTCCAGAATCAAGGTAGTGCTTATGTGTTTAAGTTTGATAGTGATTCAACAGAATTTGCTTATAGACTAAAACAAAAATTAACAAGTTACTCAGATTATCCAAATGAAATGTTTGGTCAAGATATTTCAATCTCAAGCGGTACTGAAATAATTGCAATTGGTGCAACTAATTCTCCGTTTACATTACAGACAAGATTTGATGGATCACAAACATCATACGACAGTAACAGAACTACGTTTAGAGATTATGACGGATTTGCTGGAGCAGTTTATGTGTTTGAGAAAAAAGGTAAGTCTGAGAGATACTTCCTATCAGAGAAAATTGACGAAACACTTTCTTTAAACGAGTCTTTTGGTTACAGTTTATATGCTACAAGAAACGCTATTGTAGTTGGATCGCCTAACTATATTTCTCCTGCACCTCACGGAGTTGATATTGCATTTGAAGGAGATAAAACAGGTACAGCTAGATTGTTTGAAAAAACTGAAGGTCAAAATGCACTAAACGTTATTGGCTCACAACCACAAACAGTTGACATTGATAAGTTTAAACGTATTTCACTTTATGATACTGAAGATGATATAAAAATTCTTGACATAGAAATTTTTGATCCTGCTAAAATGAAACTGTTAGCACAAGCAGAAAGAGAACTTACATATAAAGTTCCATACGATCCTGCAATTTATACAACAGGAACAGCAGAAGGTGCTGTTGTTGATGATTCTATTTGTTGGAAAACTAAAAACGTAGGTAAACTATGGTGGGATATTTCAACAGCTAAATGGTTTGACTATGAGCAAGGCGAAGTTTCATATAGAGTAGGTGCATGGGGAGCATTGGCTCCTGGAGCATCAATTGATGTTTATGAATGGGTACAGTCTAAATTACTTCCTTCGGAGTGGGCAGTAGTTGCAGATACTAATGAAGGTTTACCACTAGGCATATCTGGGCAACCATTGTATGCAGATGATAGTGCTTACAGTATAAAAGCAGAATTTAATCCTAATACAGGAGAACAAACAGAAGTTTATTATTACTATTGGGTAAGAAATAAAGTTACTGTTCCTGAAGGTAATACTGATAGATCTATTTCAGCAGCAGATGTGTTTAATTTGATTAGTGATCCTTCTGCACTAGGACAAACATATGCAGCATTTATTGACAAAGACAAATTTTTATTATTCAATTACAAAGCATCAGTAGCAGAAAGCTCTGCTGTACTAAATGTTGAATACTTTACACAAGAAGAAAATCAAAATCAAGTACACAACGAGTATCAACTTCTAACTGAAGGTGTTGCAGATAGTTTACCAACTACATCATTAGAAAATAAATGGATTGATAGTTTAATTGGGTACGATAGACAAGGTAATAGAATACCTGATCCTAACTTGCCAGCTAAACAACGATATGGTATAAGTTACAGACCAAGACAAAGTATGTTTGTTGATAGAAAGTCTATCTTAAGAACTTTAATTACAAATGTTAACGCAATCATGCACAAAGAAGCATTTGCTGATTCATTAAACTTTACAACGTTAAATTCAGTAGACAGTATTCCAAGTTCTTTATTAAACCTTTATGACACAACAGTTGATAGCTATATTGAATTACTTGAAGTAGGTACATCTAGAATTAAACAATGTAACTTACGTGCAAATATTATTGATAATGAAGTCAACTCTATTGATATTTTAGATGCAGGGTTTGGATATAAGATACCTCCAACTATTGAATTTGAAGGTGACGGAACAGGTGCAGAAGCAGTTACTACAATTGACAACCAAGGTAGAGTTAACAGTGTAACAATTACTAATAAAGGTAAACTATACACATACATTTCTACTAAACCAAGACAGTTTAGTGTGCTTGTTAATAACGATTCTACTGCAAATAATTTCTGGAGCATTTATGCTTGGGACGATGTAAGAAAATCATGGTACAGAAGTAGATCACAAGCGTATAATACACCGTTATATTGGTCATATGCTGACTGGTGGGACAATGACTTTGGTCCTACTTCAAGAATAGTAAAAGAAATAGTTAGTGTATACGAAGAACCAACTATAAATGTTGAAATTGGAGACTTGATTAGAATCAAAGAATACGGTTCAGGTGGCTGGGCAGTGTTTAAGAAAACTACTGATGTTAGTACCGAGTCTATGAACAACTACGAGATGATTGGTAGGTACCAAGGAACTATTCAATTCTCATCAGACTTATATGATACAGCAACAAGTGGTGTTGGATATGACAACGTAGACTCATTTGATATTGACTTTTATGATAAAGAAGTTTCAAATGAACTTAGATTTATTTTACAAGCATTGAAAGAAGATGTTTTAACTGGAAATTATGCAGTTGAGTGGAACAACTTATTCTTTACATCAATTAGATATGTGTTTAAAGAACAAACTTATGTAGACTGGGCGTTTAAATCTAGTTTCTTAAATGCAACACACAATGTTGGCACACTAAAACAAAAAACTAATTACAAAAATGACAGTCTTGAAAGTTACTTAGACTATATTAACGAAGTAAAACCTTACAGTACAACAGTAAGAGAATATATTAGTAAGTATGACACTATAGATAATACAAATTCTGCTATTTCAGACTTTGATTTACCTCCTTACTATTCAGAAGCACAAGGAAAAATTGTTCCTGTTGAAAGTACTGACGATATATTAGCAACATATCCTTATAAATTCTGGAACGATAACAAAGGTTACCAGATTATTGAAATAAGTGTTGCTGGTAAAGGCGCAGATTACACAGAAGCACCTAAAGTATTAATTACTGGTGGAGGCGGAAGCGGTGCTAAAGCAACTGCATATGTTTCAAACGGTAAAGTTACTGGAATCAAATTAACAGAACACGGTTCAGGATACACATCAACACCAACTGTTTCCCTTGTAGGTGGTAATGGTACTTCACCATCAGTTGCAAGAGCAGTTGCAGTGTTAGGTAATGGTAAAACACGTTCTATAAATGTTAATATGAAGTTCGATAGAATTTCTAAAACAGGAATTTATAGTAACTTTACACAAACTGAGTCGTTTACTGCTACAGGTTCAACAGCAGTGTTTAATTTAACTTATCCACCAACTAGAGATAAGTCAAATATTTCAATTATTAAAGACGGTCAAGTAGTTCTTAATAATGAATACGATATTGCTTTGTTTACATTAGAAACAGATGTGTATAAACAACTTAGAGGTAAGATTACTTTTAAAATTCCACCAGCAAAAGACGAAGTTATTAATATAACGTATGCAAAGAATGATGAAATCTTAGATAGTGTAAGCAGAATTGAAAAATATTACAATCCATCATCAGGAATGGTAGGTAAAGAACTGAATCAGCTAATGACAGGTATTGACTTTGGTGGTGTTCAAGTACAAGGTACCACATTTGATGTTACAGGTGGTTGGGACGCATTACCTTGGTTTACTGATAGTTGGGATAGTGTTGAGTCAGCAGCAGATTATTACTATGTTGCAGACGGAAGCACAATTAATGTAACACTTCCTTATACTCCTGTAGATGGACAAGTTCTTAATATCTACTTAAAACGTGCAGGCACAGTAGTACCTGACGATATTTTAAATTTACAAGTTGAAGAAGGGGTTGAAGAACCTCCAACACATAGAATTGACGATCCTAATTACACTGATAACTGGGATAGCTCAGTTTCAACGAATCCACATGCACAGATGCCAACATTTATTGGTGACGGTAGCACAAACATTGTTGAAGTTGGTGCTTATGTGTCAACGCAGCCCGGTGATATTTTAATTTTCCGTCCTGCAGAGAGTGATGGTGCTGTAACTATTAATGATAACAACTTATTAGATACAAAGTTATCAGGTGGAACATTGTCAGCAATGGAAGGTGCTTATGCAACAGCAACAGGATTAAATGCAGAAGACATTTCAATAGACGGTGGTGAATATATTAGTCCAGATCAAGTTCCTGCAACAGAAGAAAACATTCCTGGACAGGTTTTAGATAGTTTAAGTATTAAAGTATTCCACTCAAACAAAGATGCAGCGGGCGCAACAGTTAAATCTAATGTTAGAATCGGTGACGGATCAACATTAGTATATCCAATAGGACAAAAAATTATTGAAAACAAATCAGTAATTGTTTATATTGACGGAATAAAATCTGCACCAGCAACTTATACTGTTAACATTACAAATAGTACAATTGAATTTGCAAGTGTTCCAGCAGAAAATTCTAAAATTGAAATAGTTTCAATAGGATTAGGCGGTGTGTCAATACTTGATTACCAAGAGTTTATTGCAGACGGTGACACAACATTATTCTTAACTAACGCAAACTACATTGATACTTCAAATATTTTTGTATCAGTCAACGGTGTACAATCTGATACAGGATTTATTGACAGCACAGACTTATTACCTGACACGCCAAACAGAACACTTGTACAGTTTGGTACAAAGCCTGATAGATTAGCAGTGATTAGAATTGTTGCATTTGGCGCAGCAGCAGACGTTGATAGTTCATTGCAATCTTTAATTAGAGTTAACCAACAAGAATTTACATATGATGGTAGCACTAAGAGTTATGACCTAGATACATTTGTTCAGTTATCTAGAGAAAGTGCATTAGCATCAACTATTGTTGAAGTAAACAACAAAAAACTAAAAAGTGTTGACACAGTTTACAATGTTTACGATGGAGTAACTAAAAAATATGTACTAGGTGTTGATCCTATTGCATCAGCAGGTTCTATTGTTCCAAACAACATTAAAGTTTATATTAACAACGAGCTAAAAACATTTATTACAGACTATGTTTATAATGGTACAACTAAAGAGCTTGAGGTTACTGCGGAAAATTTGACGGTCGGAGATGTTATTAAAATTGAAAATAACCTAAATGCAGAGTACTCTGTGGTAGGTAACAACATTGTTATTAATGATTCGACAGCATTAACACTAGGTGATACAATTGATGTAACTTGGTTTAGTGAATATCCTTCAATGGAAATTGTTAGTGATCAGTATACAGGTGGTAAAGCATTTTATCCTATTGCATTTAAACCATTGGGTGTAAGTTATGTATGGGTTTACAGAAACAAAACTAAACTTATACAAGATGTTGATTATCGCTTAGATGTTGAACGAGGTGCTGTATATATTGAAGGTTCTAATAAAGATACAGATAGTTTTGAAATTGTAGCGTTTGGGTCTAATGTATTTGCATTACCAAGTGCATATCAAGTTAGTAAAGATATGTTAAACATCAATCGTTACACTAGATATGCAATTACTGATAATTTAGTATTGGCAAAAGAATTAACTTACTATGATGAAAGTATTACACTTGCAGATGCTTCTACATTGTTTAACCCTGTTGCAGGCAAAAATATACCAGGTATTATTGAAATAGATGGTGAGAAAATTGAGTACATGAACAAGAATGGTAATGTACTAAGCAACTTGAGAAGAGGTACACAGGGTACAGCAATTAAAACACTGAATCCTGTAGGATCATATGTAGTTGATTTGAGTACAGACCAAACAATTCCATATAAAGATACCCAATCAAGAACAGATTTTGTTAGTGATGGTAGCAGTCAACTCATTGGACCACTACCTTTTGTTCCTAAGCTAAGTACTGTTAGTGATTGGTATGAAGGAACAATTCCAGCAATTTATGGAAGATGTGACTCAATTGAAGTATTTGTTGGCGGTAAAAGACTACGCAAAACATATATTGATCAATACAACGAAACTAAAGGTTCAACTAGCCCAGCAGGCGATGAGAAGGTTGAAGCTGAATTTAGTGTTGACGGGTCGTCAGCATATATTAGACTAACAAATGTACCTCCGGCAGGTACACGAATTAGTATTATAAAACAACAAGGACAAGTATGGTACGATAGAGGCCAAAATACTGCTACATCAGGCGTTACGCTGCTTAAAAACAGCACTCCAATTAGTCAGTTCATTGCTGCCAATACATCGAAGTTACCTGAATAAATACACTATGAAACTGGAAGATAAAAATATGTCAAACAAAGAAAACAAAACGCCAAAAGCACCTGGATTGAATGAAACCGGCGGGTTCCATTTTGAAGGGCATATTAAGATTTTTGATCCTGAAACTGGAGAAGTTTATCAGGATAAACGCAATGCAATACACTATGAAAATATGAGTGTTGCAATAGTTAACAGTCTTTCAAATCAAGGGGAAGGTACAGTCTACGAAATGGCGTTTGGTAGCGGTGGTACCACAGTTGACCCTACAGGATTAATTACATATTTGACACCTAACACAGTTGGGTCAAACTCCAGTCTTTACAATCAAACATACACTAAAGTTATTGATCAAAGCTCTATTGCAAACGCTGATCCAGTGCGTAACAAAATGGAAGTTAGACATATTAGTGGAGCAACATACAGTGACATTGTAATTACATGTACACTTGATTATGGTGAGCCAGATGATCAACAAGCATTTGATAATAGTGTTAATATGGACAGTAACTTTGTTTTCGACGAGCTTGGACTTAAATGGTATAATCCTAACGGAACAGGCAAACTTTTAACACACGTGGTTTTCCACCCTGTACAAAAGTCTTTGAACAGACTCTTGCAAGTTGATTATACAATCAGAGTACAGAGTTTAACAGGCTTTACGGAGGTTTAATAAATGCCATATATTGTAAATTTTACAGATAGCGAAAACAAAACTCCGATCACAGTCTTTGATAATACATCAAGCCAAGATACAAGTTTAACATTTCCAGGACGTAACGTTACTGGATACGGACAAATTATTGCTGAAAACTTTTTATCTGTATTAGAAAACTTTGCAAGTGCAAATGCACCTGTAAATCCAGTTGAAGGACAACTTTGGTATGACACACAAAATGGTGTGCTACAGTTGTTTGACAACACAGCATGGAAAGCAGCATCAAACATTCAAAAGAGTGTTACAGAACCTAGTGTTGAAAATTCTAAAGTTGGTGAACTTTGGGTTGATACTACAAACCAACAGTTAAGAATTTACACAGGTACAAGATGGTTACTAGTTGGACCAGCAGAAAGTTCAATTGACGGTTTACGTTATGGACCAGCAGTAGAAAACATTGCTGACTCAGACAACCAAACAAAAAGTATTTTAATTTTATATATTGCAGACCAACCGGTTGCAATTGTTTCCAAAGACACATTTACACCTAAAGTTAATATTAAAGGATTTGCAACAGTCAAAGCAGGACTTAATGTTGCAACGCCAGCAAACGATACTGAGAAAACAGAATTTGCTTCTATATTTTTAGGAGGCGAACTACCTAAACTTATTGGTACTGCTAAAAATGCAGATGCACTTAACGTTGGTGGAGTTGAAGTATCAGCAGGTAAGTTTTTAAGAAGTGATATTGTTAACACAACTGACCAAGGACTTAATGTAAGAAACAACGCAGGTTTAACAATTGGTGTTGACGGAAACTTCCAAGTAACAACATCAGCGACTGCTGCGAAACTTTATAATTCATCAGCAGGTAGTTCAGTAGATTTACAAGTTAACAGAAACGGTATTCCAACTACAGTACTTAGAGTGCTTGATAACAAAGTTGGTATTAATATTGCAGCACCAGATGAAGCACTTGATGTTGATGGTAACATTGGCTTAACTGGCGCACTAAAGATTTCAAGTACATCTGAAACAACTAACTTATCAACAGGTAGTATTGTTTCAGCAGGTGGCGCAGCGTTTTCTAAAAACATTATAATTGGTGGCGCAGCAAATGTTACAGGAACAATTACATCTTCAACTTTAAAACCTCAAGTTAATGATACACATGACTTAGGTGAACTAACAAATCGTTGGAAAACAGTTTATGCTAAATCAATTCAAGCAGATGAAATTGTTGGTACAATTAACGGTAACATTACAGGTAATGCAAATACTGCAACTAACTTAAAAAATGTTACAAGTTTTGCACTAACAGGTGACGTTGTTTCACCCGCAATACAGTTTGACGGACAAGTAGGTAGTGCAACTAAGACATTTGCTACTACATTGACTGCTAACATTGTTAAAGATAGAGATGAACCTGCACCAAACCAATCAGACAAAAACGACTTTGTACTAGTATATAGAGCTTCAGCTGAATCAGGCGGAGCAACAGGACTTCTTAAAGAAACACGTGATACATTTGTAGGTGACTTAGGAATTCCGTTGGGAGGTATTCTTCCATATGCAGGTACAAATCCACCAACAGGATTTTTATTCTGTGATGGTGGTGAAGTTGAAAGATCTAAGTTTCCAGAATTATTTGACATTATAGGAACAACATATAACGGTTCAGCAGCACTTAATGGTGTTGGCACATTTAGATTACCAGATTTACGTGGTAGATTTGCACTAGGTAGGCACAACATGGACAACAATATCAACGTACCAAATGCAGTTGGTGGATTTGTTGATAACGGCGGAGGTGAACCATCGCCAGCAAGAGTTGAAGGTACAGAAGCTCAAACACTTGCAGGTGCAGCAGGCGCAAGTGCGGTAGCGTTAACATTAGGTAACCTACCAGACCACGAACACGATATGACAGCAAATGGAATACAGTATTCGGCTGTTAGAGTTGATAGTGCTATTAACAGTCCAGGTACAACAGGTTTAGGACCTACTGCTCCAGGACAAGCACAGTACTTACAACAATCGGGCGGTATTAAGAAACCAAGTACAGACTTTACGTTAGGGTCATTAGTTGGTATTATGAATCCGTTCTTGACAATTAACTATATTATACGTTCGGGTCCACCAGCGTTTACAACAACGTAGGATGAGATATTAAATGGCATATCAGATTAATAAAACAGATGGTACAATAGTTTCAACAGTAGCCGATGGTCAAATTGATAATATCTCTACTGACATTACACTAATTGGTAAAAACTTTAGCGGATTTGGTGAAGTACTTAATGAAAACTTTATTAAGATACTAGAAAATTTTGCTAACGTGACTGCGCCTACGGCGCCTATTAAAGGACAGATTTGGTTTGACAGTACAGAATCAAAACTTAAAGTATACAGTGGTACAGCATTTGTTCCAGTAAGTTCTGCAACAATTGCTAACTCACAACCAACAACACTTGGTGTTGGTGACCTTTGGTTTAATGATACTGCTAAACAGTTATATTTCTTTGATGGTACTAGCACTATATTGCTAGGTCCTGCGTATTCAGACGCACAAGGAACTAGTGGACTTATTGTTTCAAGCATACTTGATACACTAAACCAAACTCGTGTTATTACATCACTTTACAACAACGGTATCTTGTTAGGTATATTTGCTAAAGATTCATTTACACCTAAAAATGCTATTGAAGGATTTAGTGGAGACATTGGACCAGGATTTAACCAAGGTACATTGTCAGGCATCAAGTTTGATGTAACTTGTACAAACTCAGAAAAACTAGCAAACATTGATTCTACAAACTACGTTAGAAAAGATACTGCTAACTCTTTAACAAACACACTTAGAATTGAAAGTGATCTAGGACTTGTTGTTGGTTCTGCTTCGCAGGCTAACTTGTCAGTTGATAACGGTAACGTTAAATTATCAAACGCTGCTGAAGATAAACTTTTAATCTTAGATGTTAGAAAAGGTATCTCGCAGGAGATTGCAGTTAAGATTAGTCCTGATATAAGACAAATTGATTTATATGAAGGCGCACCAGATAGTATAGTTAAGACTGGTGGTAGCATGGAACTAGCAGGCGACCTTACTATTAGAGGTAACCTTGTTATTAATGACGGTGACCTTGCTACAATTAGACAAACAGAATTAGTTGTTGAGGACAAATACATTGTTCTTGCACAAACAGGCGACAGTGGATCTAACTCAGATGAAATTGCAGATGGCGGTGGACTAGTAATTAAAGGTACTACTGACAAAGCAATTTTATATAGTAAAGACGGCTTAGGCGCAACAGCAGAATATCCTGCACTGGCTTCACAAGCGTTTACAAGTTCAGAACACATTAACCTAGCAACAGGTAAAGAATTTAAGATTAACGGAGTAACAGTACTAAGTGGAACTTCGTTAGGTACAGGTATTACAAGTATTCCAGGTGTTACAGCCTTTGGTGCTCAGAACGTTGTTAACATTGGTCCTGGATTACCTCCAGTAGCACAATTAAGACTTGAGAATCAAAAGATTTCAACGCTTGATAACAATGATGATATTCAATTAGAAGCACACGGTTCAGGTAACATTGCATTAATAGGTAGTCCAAAAATTACAGGACTTGCTGATCCTACAACAGCACAAGATGCTGCAACAAAAGAATACGTTGATGATATTGCACAAACTAGATCATTAGCATTTAGCATGGACTTATCAGATGGTAAACCAAACAGTTATATTGCATCAGAGATTTTAGCCAAGTTGGCTCCACCGGCTGAATACAGATCCGGTACTTTTGCAAGAATTCTTGTTACACTATTAAGTAACTCAACAGTTAACTTTAATTTAGCACCTGAAATTAGTATTTCAACAGACACATTTAATACACCTTCAGGAACAGCACCTGCTGTTACAGCAGTAAACGGAGCCATTGCATCTATACCAGCAGCTGGTATTACAACATCTAGAATTATTAAAGTATTCCAGTTGTTGTCAGGTAACTGGACACACGTTTCAGATGAGGTATTACCATAAGATGAAAATAGGAGCGTATAAATGGCTTATGTAATTAACAAAACTGACGGAACTCAACTTGTAGTATTACAAGACGCAGCAGTTGACTCAACCACTAGTTTATCTTTTGTTGGTAGAAATTATGTTGGCTATGGTGAAATTCAAAACGAAAACTTTTTATTCTTATTAGAAAACTTTGCAAATATTTCTGCACCAGGAACTCCTATTACAGGGCAAGTTTGGTTTGATACAACAAACAGTATATTAAAAGTTTATGATGGAGAGAATTGGGTTGAAGTTGGTTCTGCAAATGTAAGTCCTACTGCTCCAGTAACTCCAGCTCTTGGAACATTTTGGTTAAAGAATGAAACAACTGCAAACGCACCAGCTGATCCTTCACTGCATGTATATGATGGATCTAACTGGATTAAAATTGGACCTGAAACAGCAGACGGCTACTTACCAACTAGAGCAGTAACAACAACGTTACTAGCAACTAATGGATCAACATATCCAGTAATTGAACTTAAAGTAAATGGTGTTACAATAGGTATTGTATCTTCAAATGCATTTACTATTGATCCAAGTAATGAAGTAAGCGGATTTTCAGAATTAATTACAGGTATTAATTTAAATGCAATGGCAAAAGTAATGGGAACATTACAGGGTGTTGCAGATAAAGCAATAAGACTTAATTCACCTATATTAGTTAACGGTGTTGCATTTGACGGTTCAGAAAATCTTACAATTACAGCACAAACACCTAACAGTTTAGTTGCAGGAGAATTTTTAGTAGGAACAGATTTTGATGGTGGTAATCCTACTACATGGTCAGTTGATGCTACACATTTAAATCAAATTGGTAAAATTGTATCAAGAGATACTACAGGTAACTTTGTAGCAAATCAAATTACTTCAGATTTAGTTGGTAATGTTACAGGTAACATTACAGGAGAGACAGGATCATTTACAGGAAGTGTAACAGCAGCAAACTTTATTGGTGCAACACTAAGTGGAACAGCAGCCGCAGCACAAAGATTATCAACACCAGCAAATATTAATGGAGTTGGGTTTGACGGCACAGCAGATATAACAGTTACAGCAGATGCTAACACACTAACAGGTACAAACTTACATAATACTGTTACTAGTTCAGCACTAACAAGTTTAGGAACATTAACATCTTTAGGTGTTGCTGGAAATATTACAGTTGGTTCAAACTTAACTATTGACGGAACAATTAATTCTACAGAAATAAAAGCAGCAAATCAAATTAGTTTAGCAGCAACAGAAGGTGTAGATTATCAACTTGATTTATTTGGACCTACAAGATCTCCTAGCGCAAAAGCAGGACTGCTTCCGAACACAGATGTAGTACTTGACCTTGGTTCAAGTGCGTTAAGATATAAAGATACATATTCAGAAAAATTTTACGGTGACTTAACAGGTGCAGTTACAGGTAATGCAACATCAGCAACAACAGCAACTAACATTGCAGGCGGTGCAGGTGGAACTATACCTTACCAAACTGCTTCTGGTTCAACAGCACATATACCATCGGGTACAGCAGGCAAGTTTTTAAAGTCAACTGGTGCTGGACAACCTGTATGGGATACAATAGCATTTTCAAACCTAACACCAGGCAACTACTTAACTGGTTTAGTTTATGACGGTATTACAAACACAACATTTGATGTTGATGCAACTAACTTGCCTACAGCAAATAAAGTTGTAGCAAGAGATGCTAATGGAGACTTTAGTGCAAATGTTATTCAAGCAGACTTAAATGGTAATGCTGCAACGGCTACAACAGCAAGTACAGCAACATCAGCAGTTAATGCAACACAAGCAGCAAACGCAAACAGTGCAGACAATGCAACGCATAGTATAACTAGAGCAAACGCAGACAGTTCAACGTTTATTGCTACTACTGAGTTTGTACAAAATGTTGTTGCATCAGCAAATACAAGACAACTTGTTATTAGCTCACCTGCACCAAACACAAGTTCACCAGATGCGCAGTATATTGATTTAATTGAAGCATATCTTCCTGCAAGTCAAGCAAGTGGACTAAACTTTGAATTGATAATTAATAACATATATGCAGGTTCAAGTTCTAGTTTTAGTGCTGGTAGATGGATTTTAGCATACAGATGGGCTACTGCTAGTGTTAGTACTTCAACTACACTTTATAATAGTAATACTGGTTACAAGTTGACTTATAGTTCAAACGGTAGTAACTGGAGTTACACTGGTACTTGGTCATATGTATAATGACAGTAAAGTTAGTACCGGACTATTGTAAGAACGTTGACGAGATAGTAGAATTAGTAGAGGCAAACGAAGACAGTTTTTTTATTAGGCAGCCAGGAGAAGAATTTAATTTTGTAACTGCCTATGGTGAAAGTAAGTTAAAAAGTATGTTCCGTTGGAACATGCCAAAAGAATTAAAGGAGTTGATTACAGAATCAATTCCAGAAGAAGATAGAACTTGTGATAGTTTTTGTATTAACAAATATGATCCAGGTGATTATCTTAAAAGGCATAGAGATAGTGCAGGCGGGTATTGGAAGTTTAAACTAATATTTTTAAGAGCTGATGCTCCGCACTTTTGTTGGTACGATGAACAAGGCAAAGGAAATTTAGTAGATGAAGGCCCAGGTATGTTAATTGATATGCCTGTGAACTTAGAACACGAAGTAACAGAAATTAAACAAAATGAAAGACCGAAGATAAGTCTTGCATTAAGTTGGGGAAGAACTAGATGAAAAACATTATTATTTTTAGTGCTGATAGATCAAGAGTGATCTCATCCCAGGACTATAATAGCGAGTTTGCTGAAAGACTTACTGAGCAAGGCGTACCTCATAAAGTTATTGATTTAGATGACGCAAATGAATATTGGTGGGGCGATTATGCTAGTGGAGAAGTAAGATCTCTTAATGATATACCGTTAATTGAAGAAGTAGCAATTGACGAAGTAGTAAACAAGCAGATTCTTGTTAAGTATCCCGTGCATAAGCAGCTTAATATCATTGCAGAATGCTTAGAAAACGCAGGTATTCCGCTTACAGATGACTTTGTTGCTATGCGTAACTACGTTAAGCAGAAGGTTAATAACCATAATAATGCTGTTCAAACGTACAAAGATCAACCAGGTGTATACAGTTTTTACCCTAAACCGTTACCACCAGAAGACGAGTAAAGGTAGATAAATACAACAGTAAACTAGGAAGAAAACACACATGGCATACCAAGTAGATAAATTTAACGGAACATTTTTAACGTCAGTAGAAGACGGAACTATTGATACCACTACGGATATACGTTTCGTTGGTAAAAACTACGCAGGATACGGTGAAGTACAGAATGAAAACTTCTTACATTTACTAGAAAACTTTGCAAATACTACTGCTCCTCCAAAAGCAGTTACAGGTCAACTATGGTTTGACGCATCAAACAAGAAAATTAAGTTCTATGATGGTTCACAATGGAAAACAACCAACGGTGCTGAAGTAGCATCGGTTGCTCCGTCAGGTTTAGGAGTAGGTGAGCTTTGGTGGGACACATCTGCAAAGCAGTTATATGCATGGTCAGGTGGAGAGTTTGTACTTGTAGGACCTGAAGCATCACCAGATCTTGGTGCTAGTGGAGCAATTGCACAAGTTGTTAAAGACACAGGTAATACAAACCATTCAATTTTAAAAATTAATGCAGGTGGTAAAACAGTTGCAGTTATTTCACAAACAGAATTTACATTAAACAGTTCATTGAACCCTATTGATGACTTTACAGTGATCAAGAAAGGTATTACAATGGCTAAAGCAGATGCCAACGGTGTTACATCAGACGATTATGTATACTGGGGAACTTCATCTAACGCATTAAAGTTAGGCGGCATTGATGCTTCAGAATATTTACAAAAAGGAAGTATTACTTTTAACCAAGAAATTAACTTCCAAGATTCAGGATACAAAGTAGGTGACCAAAGCGACTTTAGATTAAGAGTTGAAAACGATGACGAAATTGTTTTTGAAAGTGTTCTTGGTAATCCTATGCAGTTCATTGTTAATGATGGCGGCTCAACTAGAAAAAATATTATGGATATTACCGCAGCAGGTGTTATTCCAGGTATTGATAGTTCGTTTACTTTAGGTACAGCACAATTTGCTTGGTCGTCAGTACATGCTGATGCATTTACAGGACCTTTAACAGGTAATGTAACAGGTAATGTTACAGGTAACACACAAGGTAGTTTACTTGCTAACGATTCAACTGTAATGGTTGACGGTGCAACTAAAAACATTGGTTACGTAGGTGCAAACATTTACGGTACATTGTTTGGATCAGTACAAGGTAACTTGACTGGTACAGCATCAGACGCTAGTGCATTGAATGGTATTACACCATCTGTTTCAGTTCCTGCTTCAGGAAATAGTATTGTTGTTAGAGATTCGTCAGGTGTAATTTTTGCAAATACTTTTAACGGTACAGCAACTTTTGCAGATAGAATTAAAATTGATGACAGTGCAACAGATAGTGATCCTAATTACAAAACTGCTAAAACAACAGCGACAGCAAATACTATTGCTGCTAGAAACTCAAGCGGTGATTTAATTGCTAACTTATTCCAAGGTACAGCAACCGCAGCTAGATATGCTGACTTAGCAGAGAAATATTTAGCAGACGCAGAATATGAGCCTGGTACAGTTGTATCAGTTGGCGGAAACGCAGAAGTTACTGCATGTAGTGAAGGCGATAGAGCGTTAGGTGTTGTTTCAGAACAGCCTGCGTTTATGATGAACTCATGGTTAGAAGGTGGAACATATATTGCACTTAAAGGGCGTGTACCAGTTAAGGTGCTCGGCGCTATTGCTAAAGGAGATAGATTAGTTGCTGCTGCGGAAGGTTATGCTACAAAAGCTGACAGTCATGCAGACGTGTTTGCAATTGCAATAGAAAGCAATTCAAATTCAGGAACAAAAGTTATTGAAGCGGTAGTATTATAATGGTAACAACAGGCGCACAGATCCTATCAACAGACCTCAACAGCCTGCGAAACAAGATTGCTGAAGTCATGGGTACCGGCGTTGGAACGTTTGGATACGGACAAACAGTTAATAGCACAACAGTTATTTCAGGTCAAACAGTATTAAAGTCACACTTTGATGCAATAAGATTTGACATTGTAAATGCTTACTTTCATCAAAACGGTGTAGTACCAGCAGCAACTATTGCTGCTATTGGTGATCCTATTACAGCATCATCAAGTGATCCTTTTAATGGATATAACACTCTTGCTGACGAATGTCGAAATGATAGATTTGATTGTGATGCTGGATTATTAACAACATCTATTAAAGATACAAAAAGTTATACGTCTGCTTGGAGTACAAGTGCAGAATACGTGCTAACTGTAACATTTAGTAATGCTAACGAAGCAAGATATTTTTGGAACTCTGGAAGTAGACTAAGATTTACTACAGGAAGAAGTTTAGGTACAGCATCTCAACAGAACGGTGCATGGACAAGTTTGCTTTCAACTGTAGGAAGGCAATCAATTGGCGGCAGATTACCAGATGGGCTGAATAACATATACATGCTTACTAATACATACCAAGATTTATACAACTTATCTGCCAGTACGCCATACTCAAACAACAATTACAAGATTCAAGCAAAGTGTGATGTGGCAAGTAATTCCGCAGGAACAGCTTCAGTGTTTAACTTTAAAGTTTTACTATCTGATAATTATGTTGATCCAGGTGCACCTGCGCCAGGAGATTCAGTCGACGGCACACTTAGTATTGATGTAGAAGAATTAAAAGCTACAGGAACATTACAACCAAGTGGTGCTGCATTTTCTATTACGAGTCCATCGTATTCTGGAACCAGCATTAGTGCAACATAGACACTTGTTGTAGTAAATACTGCTGTTAAGGATATTATATGACAACCGTACACGCAACAATTAGCAGAAACGACTACAATGCGCTATACACTCGCCTTGAGCAAGTGATGGGACCTGCTGATGGCGGTGATGCCACATATGGATGGGGACAATATATGAACTCTTCAGGTGTTGGTGTTTCGGATAAGGTGTCTGTAGAAGAATATGGTAGATTAATTACAGATATGTATAATGCTTACAGGCATATATATGGTTCAAATCCTCCTACTAATTGGGGAAGTTGGCCTAATAACATTAGTACTTCTCAAAAAATTAAAGCAAATACTGTTACTAATGACGCAACATATAATACACAGCCTTACAGAAGATGGAATGATTTAATTATTGCACTTGAGGCTGCAAAATATACTATACCACCAGCATCAGTAGCATCAGGTACAGCACACAGTAATGCAGTATATACAGGAACATGGTCAACTTCTGCACAAGTAATAGTTACTTTTACTTGGCCAACAGCAGCAGATGCTAGACATTATTTTAATAGTGGTGGACAAATTCAACTTACAAGTAGTTTGAGCAGTATTAGCGGTTCAGATCAAGATGCTTCTTGGAGAAGTTTACTACAGACAGCAAGTACACAGTCGTTTGGAGGACAACAACCAGCAACAGGTGTTAATCCAAATGATAATGGAAACTTTTTTAGATGTACAAACGTTTACAGCACACCTTGGTACACAGCTATTGCAAGTAGTCCTTACAATGCAAACTATTATAGATTATATGCAAGAACACCTGGAGTATTAGATAATTCAAGTGGTACTGCGTATCAACTCGAAATGGCAGCAGTTTACAATGACGATCACGTTGGATTAGGTGGACCATCAACATCAGGTACTCCACAACAAGGACCAGGTACTTATGGTCCTGATTTAGTAGGCCCTGCTTCACTTTATCTTCAAACTGTTACCAGAAAAGCAGTTGGTAACATCAATCTTTATCCTTCAGGATCACAAGGATTTGACATCCAAACTCCTTCCGTAACTGTAGGCGGATTCGTAGTCAGTTAATTTCCTCCCCCGTAGTACAGCGCATAAATATTAAGTGCTACTATAACTTGGAGGACATATGGAAGAACAATTAAAACAAGCCTTGGATTTTAGCAAGTACAGAGAAACTTTTGCTGTACAGCGTAAAACTCTAAAGGAAAAAATTGACGCTAGATTAACTTATGGTGTTAACGGCGGAATTTTCAAAATCAATAGAGAGCTTATTAACTTTGTTCAAATGCTACTTTCAGCAGATAGAACTGAAGGTGTAGTATTACTTGACATTAATGATAATCCTATATTGGTTGAAGATCTTGCAGAATTTAAAGATATCATACTCGATAGATACATCACATCAACATTAGAATATTACGAAGAATACCAGCAGCTCAAAAAGAGCAGATCTGTAGAAAAACTTATTGAAGTGTAGTATGAATAAAGGAATTGTAATATTTGCTCATAACAGCCGAAGTTTAGATTATTCTAAACTAGCATTGGTAGCAGGCGGCCTTGCCAAAAAGCATCTCGGCTATCCAGTTTCATTAATCACAGATAAATCAACTGTTGATTATATGGAAGAAATCGGTACCGCAGATAAAGCAGAAGAAATCTTTGATAGTATTATTTTTGTAGAGCGTCCTCCAACACAGCAATACAGAAACCTTCATGATGGAAATGATTTTGAAGCGGTACCTTTTGATAATTCAAACAGACCAAATGTTTGGGATATTACACCTTATGAAAGAACATTATTGTTAGATTGCGATTATCTAACATTTTCAGATACACTAAACAACTATTGGGATGTTGAACAAGACTTTTTAATATCGCATGAGTATAATGATATTATGGGAACTCGAGCAGGTTACCATGACAAGTATGTTTCGGATACTGGAGTTAAACTACTTTGGGCAACAACAGTTATGTTTACCAAGAATGAACAAACAAAAGTACTTTTTGATTTAGTGCAATACATACAAAAAAATTATAAGTTCTTTGCAGACACATATAGATTTGATAGCAGAATGTATAGAAATGATATTAGTTTTGCAATTGCTAATCATATACTAAATGGTTTTCAAGAAGTAGATACTGAATATAAAATGCCGCCAGTGTTTTCTACAATAGATAGAGATATTTTATTTGATGTAAAAGACAATACATTACAATTTTTATTAACTAATGAGCAGGTAGCTGCTTCATCTACAGGTAGAGATGTACATGTAATGAATAAAAAAAGCATTGAGAGAAACTTCGATAAACTAATGGAGTTGATATGAACTTTGGATATCTAATAGTTGTTGCAACTTCTGAAGAATATAATTATGCACAAATGGCGTATGCACTTGCATTAAGTATTAAGAATACACAAAAAGAAGGTTACGATAAAGTCGCATTAGTAATTGATGACAAAACCCAAATAGAAAATTTTAAATCTACATGGGTGTTTGATGAAGTTATTGAATGGGATAAAAAAGGTTTTTGGGACGGCCGTTCTTACATGGACGAGCTTTCACCGTGGGAACATACTGTATGCTTAGATGCAGACATGTTGTTCTTTAGAGATTATAGTCATTGGATTGATTATTTTATTAAACATTCTGAATTGTATGTTGCTAACAAAGCATACACTTACAGAGGTGAAGAAGTAACTAGCGATTACTATAGAAGAACATTTACTGCAAATGAATTACCTAACTTATATTCATTTTTTACTTTCTTCAAAAAAGATAGTAAACTAGCAAGTGAGTTCTTTGCTTTACAACGTTCTATAATGGACAATCCAAACGAATACAGTAATTTGTTTTTAACAAAACATAGACCTAAAGTAATTGGAACAGATGAAGCATTTTCAATGGCTGCAAAAATATTAGATATTACAGATGATATTGCGTATCCTTTGAGCTTCCCAAGAGTTGTACACATGAAAGGTGCTGTACAAAATTGGCCTTGGGCTGCTGATAAGTTTTCAGATCACGTAGGCTACTACTTAAATGATAAAGGCAAATTAAAAATAGGTAGTTATCAACAAAACGACATTGTACATTATGTTGAAAAAAATAAAATGACTTTAGAAACAGTTAATGTACTGGAGGAAATAGCATGGAAGAAATAGAAGAGTTTATGCCAGACTTCGACGAATGGCTCAAGAATTATAAAGAGCCAGAGCGTAGGTTTGGAGCAGCATTTGACGCAGACACAGGCCAGTTAATATCAGTAGGCCCGTATGCTTCGATAGAAATGGAATACAGTAAAAACATCGCTGAGGTTGAAGAGGATCTTGCTATTAAAATTATTAATGGTGAGATTCATATTAATAATTGTTTCTTTGACACTAGTGAAGGTAAGTTTGAAATCACTGAAGAAAAAACTTTAACAAAGATTGATGATGTACTGCATAGAGTTATTGATAAACGTTACTTAGATGAAGAAGTAAAGCCAGACATTTATCTTACATACAATAAAGGTAGTAGTAAACTTACTGTAGAACTAAGCGAGGAATATGGCGGCACAAAAGTTTTAGATGATCAGTGGCAACCAGCAACACCAAGAAATGTTTTTTGGCAAGGAGATACAACTTTATCTTTTACAATAGCTGATTATAACGATCCGCACTTTCCGCAAAAAACATTTGATGTTACACTTGATGAGCTAACAGGTAATTCTGTAACAGTAGATGATGTAGACATAACAGGAAAGTTTAGTGTGTTTACTCGTAGACTGTTTAAAAACTATGTACTAGAGGAGATTTAAATGAGAGTAGTCGAGTTCGACGTATTCTTTTTATCGTATGATGAACCGTTTGCTGATTTGCATTATGCAGATCTGTGTAATAAATTACCCTGGGCAAAACGTGTACATGGTGTAAAAGGAAGTGACCATGCACATAAAGCATGTGCAGAGCAATCTGAAACTGATTGGTTGCTTACAGTTGATGCAGACAATATAGTATATCCTGAATATTTTAATCTTGACTTAGACATGTCAGAAGAAGAAATTAAAGTTTATAGTTGGTGTGGAAAGAATACTGTTAATGGTTTACGTTACGGTAACGGCGGATTAAAGTTATGGTCTAAAGATCATTTACTTAATATGAAAACGCATGAAAACGCAGATAGCGAAAGAGCTCAAGTTGATTTTTGTTGGGAAACAGGTTACAGAAACTTTCCTATGACATACAGTGATACAAAAGTAAATGCAACTCCATACCATGCATGGAGAGCAGGTTTTCGAGAAGGTGTTAAAATGACACTGTCCGATGGATTAAAACTTCCGCCTATGGAAATTAAAGAAAGAATTTGGTGGCACAATATTCACAGACTTAGAATGTGGTCAACTGTTGGCTCACATGTAGAAAACGGTATTATGTCAATATTAGGTGCAAGGCAAGGAACATATATGACTAACTGTACAGACTGGGATCATATACAAGTTAGAGACTTTGAAATACTTGGCGATATATGGAAAGAAAAAGCAGAACACTTTTCAAAAGACAGCGAAGCATGTATTGCAGAAATTAAACGGTTAGGTAATGAAATCAATATAAACTTAGGTCTTGATTGGGTTTGGTTAGAACCTGATGCAAGTAGGTATACAATGGATTTATATGACGAAGCATTAAACCTAGGCCAAACTTATTATAGTAAAAAATATGTATGATATCTTTTTTGTCAGTGACGGGAACGTTAATGAAATAGCATGGAGTAATTTCAAGGCAAGATTTCCACACGCACAAAAAATAGAAAATTGTGAAAGTTATGAAACACTAAACAAAAAGTCTCTTACAAAAAACTTTTGGGTAGTATGGGACAATTTGTATCTAACACAAGATTTCGATTTAACATATAGAGTTACAGAATGGGACGATCAGTACATTCATGTATTTAAAAATGGTGAACATTTTGATGGTGTATGTTTATTTCCTAAAAACTTAAATGTAGCAAACAAAGAATGGAAATACAGATTTTTTACAGACAAGAAAGAGATTGATATAGTAGCAAGTACACCTAAGCCGTATGATATTGTTAAATTAGATAGTTATGAAGGACTTGTTACAGCACAAGAAATTGCACAATCAGAATTTATATTGTGTATACCTGATGACGTAATTCCAAACGATATACCTCAATACCAAGTTCCTTTTTGGGATAAAGATGTTGTACATGTTTTTAAAAATAATAAAACGTATGATGGTATCTTTATTTGTCATAAAGATAATAAAATTGCTAAACGTGAATTTGATTATAGATTTTTTACAAATAAAAAAGAAATCAATATAGTAGCAAGTGAACCCAAGAAGTGGGAAATATTTCAATTAGCAACTTTTGAAGATTATCAAAACGCACAAGAAAAAGCAACAGGTGATATGTTCTGGGGTGTGTATCCTGATCTAAATATTATTGATAGTTTTAAGTTTGATTATTACATTCCTAAGTATGACAGTTATCATAGAAAACTTACACACTGTTTTCAAAACAATGGCCAGTTCTATGACGGAGTTACATTGTTTTCAAAAGAACGTCCTGTAACAGAACGTGAATTTAAATCAAGATTCTTTACTAACAAAAAAGATGTAAAAGAAAATAGTAGTGAGCAAACACCTTATGATATTGCGTTTATAAGTTATAAAGAAAAAAATGCAGATAAGCATTTTAAAGAATTACAAGATATTATAAGGGTACAAGATCCTAGTATAAAGTTACGTTGGATACGTGATGTAAAAGGTATTCATCAAGCACATATGGAAGCAGCAAGATTATGTGAAACAAATATGTTTTGGGTAGTTGATGGCGATGCTCAATTAATTAAACACTTTAAATTTAATCATATTGTTCCGTTTTGGGATCAAGACACTGTGCATGTATGGAGAAGTAAAAACGCAGTAAATGATTTAGAATATGGTTACGGTGGTGTAAAATTATTACCAAGACAAGCAGTTATGGATATTACAGACTTTACTACAGACATGACAACAAGCCTATCTACAAAGTTCAGAGCAATGAACGAAGTAAGTAACATTAGTGTGTTTGATACTGATGAATACAGTACATGGAAAAGTGCATTCAGAGAATGTGTTAAATTGGCTAGTAGATCTATTAACAGACAGGATAATATGGAAACTGAGAAACGTTTAGATATCTGGTGTAAAGAAGCAAAAGGACCTTTTGCAGAGTACGCACTAACAGGAGCAAAAGCTGGTAGAGAATACGGAGTTGCAAATAGTAACAAGCCAGAAAATCTACGTAAGATAAATGACTTTGATTGGTTAAAGGAAAAGTTTAATGCAGGATAAAGATAGGATAGAAAAATTTATACCTATTATGGACGAGCTAAGTCCTACATTCTGTATGGCCAAATGGCATCATACAACGTTGTATTTAGGTACAGGAGAAACACATAGTTGTTATCACCCTGCACCACACAAAATACCTTTGCATGAAATAGAAGCAGATCCTAGTGCGTTACATAATACACAGCAGAAAAAAGCAGAACGCCAAGAAATGATGGACGGTAAAAAGCCTAGCGGATGTCAATACTGTTGGAATGTTGAATGTATGGGTAAAGACTATATAAGCGATCGTAAAGAACGTAACGCAAGTATATACACGCCTGAAAGATTTAATGCAATTAAACAAGAACCAATGGCGAATGTAAATCCACAGTATGTTGAAGTTTCGTTTGGTAATGAATGTAATTTTAAGTGCGGTTATTGTCACCCTAAACATTCTAGCAGTTACTACAAAGAAATTGAAAAAGAAGGTCCGTACACTATGGTTAAGAATCATAGGAATGATATTGACTGGTTTAAAATACACAAAGATGAAGAAACAAATCCGTATGTTAAAGCATGGTGGAAGTGGTGGCCTGAATTGCGTAAGACACTTACGATTTTACGTATTACAGGAGGCGAACCCTTATTACAGCAAAGCACATGGAGAGTATTTGACGAGCTTGAAAAGAATCCTTGTCCTAACTTAGAATTAAACATTAATACTAACTTAGGTGTTAAGCCTATTCTTATTGAACGGTTCACTGACAAAGTAAACAGTTTAGTTGAAAAAGGCTGTATCAAAGACTTTAAAATCTTTACTAGTATTGATACATGGGGACCACAAGCAGAGTATATTAGAACAGGCTTAGACTTAGAGCTATGGGAAAAGAATCTAGACATGTACATGACTAGAACTAATATGCCTTTAACATTTATGGTTACATTTAATATTTTAACTGTAACTAACTTTAGCACATTATTGCAAAAGTTTTTAGACTGGCGTATAAAGTATAATAGTGATAATCAAACTAAGTGGCAGCGTATTAGATTTGATACTCCGTATTTAAAAGAGCCGCTACAATACGATATGAACATCTTACCTAAAGATAAATTTATGCCGTACATGAAAAAGCATTTACAGTTTATTGTTGATAACATGGACGATCAAGATAGGCATAAATTTAGTGAACTAGAGTATGAAAAGTTTAGACGTGTAGTAGACTATATGGAAAGAACACAGTACGATGTTAACAGATTAACAGAAGGTCGAAAAGATTTTTATCAGTGGTTTACTGAATACGACAAAAGAAGAAATGTTAACTTCACTAATACATTTCCAGACTTAAAGGACTTCTACTATGACTGCGAAAAGGTCTGATACATTTTGCATTTTACCTTGGTTGCACATGTATGTAAATCCAGACGGGTCAGTACTACCTTGTTGTGTTGGTGAATGGGACAAACCCTTAGGTAATGTAAGACAACACACAATCAAAGAAATTTGGAATGATAAACCTTATAAGCAGATGCGTAAAAACATGCTTGAAGGAAAACGTTGTGTAGAATGCCAAGCATGTTATAACATAGAAGATGGCGGCGCAGAAAGTTCAAGAATACATGCTAACAGCAATCCATACTTTGGTGATACCACAGGGCTAATAGCACATACAGAAGATGACGGAACATTGCCAGTAATGCATCTAAAACACTTTGATGTACGCTGGAGTAATATTTGTAACTTTAAATGCCGTAGTTGTAGTAGCACATATTCTAGCACATGGGCGCAAGAAGATAATGCACAAGGTGAAAAGAAACCTATCTTCATTTTAGCAGATGGCAATGACAACGATAAGTTGTATAACCAATTCCTTCCACACTTTAAAGACATTGAAACATTTTACTTTGCTGGTGGCGAACCTTTGCTTACAGATAAGCACTATGATATACTAGAACACCTTATTTCAATAGGTAAAACAAATGTGAAGTTAGAGTATAATAGTAACTGTAGTGTGCTAAAATACAAGTCTAAGAGCGTCTTAGAGCTATGGAAACACTTTGATACTATACACATAGGTGCAAGTTTAGATCATTATGGAAGCAGAGCAGAATATATTAGATCAGGAACAGATTGGAATTTAATTAAAAGTAATATACAAAAGATAAAGCAAGAATGTCCGCACATTAAAATGCAAAGCAATACAGTTGTTAGTGTTTTTAATTTATACACACTAACAGACTTTTTTGATTATGTGTTAAATGAGGGCTTCTTTGATATCGAAGATTATTTCCCACAGATGTATAATATACAATATCCAGAATATTACACAGCATCAGTATTAGATGATGCATTTAAAACAGAAATTATTGAAAAGATACAAAGCAAAAAATATAACAAGCATATTGACGATATGCTAAAAGGTGTTGTAAGTTATATAAACAATTCTAAGTTTAATGAAAAAACAAGACAGCAGTTTAAAAATCGTACACACCACTATGACATAATTAGAAATGAAAACTTTGAGGAAACATTTCCTGAACTGAAAGGATTGATATAATGAATTTTTATTTTGATACCATGGACGAATCAACAGAAAATTTAGCTCATCTTTCTACTACAGATGAAACTGATTGGTATCTAACTTCTAAAGGAACAATTATTAAAAATACATTGCGCAGTATGAAGAAGCCTGTACAAGAATTAGTAAACTGTCAACATTCGCCTGGCATATATTATATTGATGTTAATGGAGATCCTTGTTGGTGGACTGGACTTAGTTCTGTACATAATGGTCCAACAGATATTATATCTGCACTGCCAAAGAATATTGTAAAACTAGTAAAGAAAAAAAGATTAAGACTTGTAATTGGTGCTGATAAAGAGGGAGGACCTTTTATACATAAAGCATTAGGTGATGGGTGGCAGCGTATACACGATGCTGCAATCGAAAGAGGCCTGCCGCCTCTATCTGTTTACATTATGCAAGGAAGTCAACTAGTTGAAAAACACTACGAAGATTGGTTAGAGAAAACAGGTAATCCACGTATGTTTGAAGTTGCATATTCAAATCACTTCTTAAAGATATTTATGAATCAATCTATGCCCTACAAGCCATTAATTAAAGGTGCAATGTATAGAGAAGAAAGCAAAGCATTTAACAGTTTAAATAGGGTGCATAGACCGCATAGAGCTGCACACGTAACAGACTTAGGCATTAGTGGGCTATTAGACAAAGGGATTGTTACATGTAACGAAGTTAAAGAAGGTGAAGATCTAAATGCAGAATACTTGATTGGTAAAGAGAATTATGCAAGACATAAAGAATTTACTCCAAGATTCTTTGATGGAGACTGGAGTGTTACAAATGCTGCTAATAGTTTTAATCCAGACTTGTATGCTAATACGCTTTTAACAGTTGTTACTGAAACTATATTCTTTGACGACAGCGTATTTTTAACAGAAAAATTGTTTAAACCTATTATGCTAGGACATCCTTTTATTACACTTGCATCAAGAGGAACACTTGCTGGTTTACGTTCATTAGGATTTAGAACAGACTTTAAATTGTTTAATAAGCCCTATGACTTAATTGTAGATCCATTAGAACGTTTTAAGACTGTGCAACAAAATTTAAAAGAGTGGATTAGTCTTGATTTTAAAACTAAACAAAGACGTTTGCTATATGCATATCCTGCTGTACAACATAACTTTGAACATGCAAGAACACAAGACTTTTATAAAGATGCAATAACTAATTGTATAAAATCAGCGGAGAAATACTTTGAAACAGTTTAATAACTATAAAAGATGTTTTACATTTGGTTGTAGTTTTACTAGATACAAATGGCCAACTTGGTCTGATATCATTAAACAAGAAATACCAGAAACTATAAACTACGGAAAAGCCGGAGCAGGTAATCTTTATATTTCTAATCAACTAGTAGAAGCAAATTTAAGACATAATTTTAACAAAGATGATTTAGTTATTATTATGTGGAGTTCAGTTACACGTGAAGATAGATATAGGCACAAACATTGGATAACATCAGGAAATATTACAACACAAAATAATATCTCTGCTAAGTTTGTATACGATTGGTTTGATTATAGATTTTATCTAATGAGAGATTTAGGACTTATAGAATTAACAAGACAATACATGAAGAACGGACTTGCTGATTTTCAAATGTGGAACATGGCATCTTTTGAGATTAACGATATGATCTCAAATAATCTAAGTGACGAAATGAAAGATACTAACTATGATGATATAAAACAGTTGTATGCTTCAACACTAGCAGCAATAAAACCAGACATACTTAGTACTGTGTTTAACGGTGTATGGCCACAAACACCAATACGCGGACACAACAGCACTGGACAGACTGCTGATTATCATCCTACTCCTGCTCACTATTTAGAATACATTTCTAAATGCTTACCAAATCATAATATAACAGAAAAGATGAAACGATTTGTTGCACACACAAATCAAAAAGTATTAGAAGCAAAAGATTTTCAAGACCTAGAAAAGTGGTGGATAGAAAATGATAACACTCCAAGGAATTTATAATGGCCTGTTTAAACAACGACAATTTACCATATCTTATAACTTACGATAATAACAATCCTCAGAAAGTTACTATAGCTACCAATCCTGCTGAACTAGGACGTATTAAATTAAAACAAGACTATTATTTTATAATGTTTTCTGGGCCAAACAGTTTTGAACATTTTCCGTTAGATACTGTTTTAGATCATCACACTATTCTTAAATTGCAGTTTAAAAAGATATTCTTGGTACTAGACAACTCGTTAGAATACTTTTACGAAAGTGTAGATGCAATTTATAAACACATAGTTAACAAATATAATATTCCAGCAAGTCAGATTGTGTTTTTATCTGGTGTACCTACTATGTACAAGTATACAGTAAAGTACTGTAAGAAAAACAATGCTGAAGAAATTAAAATTATGTGGTTTACTTTATTTGAAAATACTGGTAAAGACACAGTACAACAACGTAGTAGTTTTCCTACTATGGAAAAGAAACGCAAGTACTCTAAAAAATATCTTAATTTAAATAGACGCTGGCGCTTACATAGGCCGCTAATGGTTACATTACTTCATGATAGAGGTTTATTAGATGAAGGTTATGTTAGCCTTGCACCGTCGGACGATAATTTAAATTGGGAACATGTATGGCCACGACTAGAAGAAAATCACAAAGACCATAAAGAAATTTCTAAAGTTTTAAAACGCTCTGCTGACGTGCAGCAGTTGCCGCCGATGTATCTTGATGAAGAAGACCTTGTTACTAATAGAGCAGAACATCAACGATCAATACACAAGTACTATCAAGAAACATATTTTAGTGTAATCAGTGAAACAACGTATTATGAAAACGTTCCATTTTTAAGTGAGAAGATATTTAAATGTATTGGAATGGGGCATCCTTATATAATGGTAGGCTCTCCAAATACATTGCAATATCTTAAAAAGTTAGGATATAGATCTTATCATCCTTATATAAATGAAGGATACGATAAAATTGAAGATCATGGAGATCGAGCAATAGCAATTGTAGATGAAATTGAAAGATTGTGCAATTTGAAAGGTGCTGAATTTAGAGAATGGCATTCCAAAGTGAGAGAAATTGCACACTATAATTATAGGGTATTAACAGGGAGAAACCACTTAGTAAAGCCTATAAATTAGGTGTCTAAAACGCATTTTAAGCGTCATACAGCGTGGTTAACATGCATAAGCATTACTTGTGTATCAGTGTAAAAAGCCAGGCTTAAACAGCGTTTTAATGCCCAAAAGTAAATAACAGTAACTAATCAAAAGGACAGAATAGATGAAAATTGGATTTATTGGACTTGGTAAATTGGGTATGCCTTGCGCAGAAGAGATTGCCAAAAAAGGACATGCAGTAATTGGATATGATGTAGATAAATCGTTAGATAGTGATTATGTTATAGTAGAAGATACTATTAAAGACGTAGCATCAGAAGCAGATATTGTATTCGTTGCAGTGCCTACTCCACATGATCCAAACTATGACGGCAAAGCACCTACAGCACATTTAGAGCCTAAAGACTTTCAATACGATATTGTTATTGATTGTTTACAAGAAGCAAATAAGTATATGAATAAAAAACAAATGCTTGTTCTTATTAGTACAGTTTTACCTGGCACAGTAAGGCGTGAGTTTGTACCTTTAATAACTAACACACGTTTTGTTTATAATCCTTATTTGATTGCTATGGGTACAGTTGCTTGGGATATGGTCAATCCTGAAATGGTTATGATTGGTACAGAAGATGGTACTGAAACCGGCGATGCTAAAGAGCTTAGAGATTTTTATGATACATGCATGGAGAACGATCCAAGATATGTAATTGGTACTTGGGACGAATGCGAATGTATCAAAGTATTCTATAATACATTTATTAGCACAAAGATTGGACTTGTAAATATGATACAAGACGTTGCTGAAAAGCAAGGTAATATAAACGTTGATGTAGTTACTACAGCACTTGCAGAAAGTACACAACGTATCATGGGACCAAGTTACATGAAAGCAGGAATGGGAGATGGTGGCAGTTGTCACCCAAGAGATAATATTGCACTTAGGTACATGGCAAAGAAACTAGATCTTGGTTATGATATTTTTGATGCAGTAATGAATGCTAGAGAAGTTCAAGCGCAAAATGTTGCACAAAAACTTTGTGATATTGCAAAAGAAAAAGAACTTCCTATTCTTATTAATGGTATTGCTTACAAACCAGGTGTGCCTTATATAGATGGAAGTTATGCTTTACTAGTTGCACAGTATTGTACAGAGTACGGCTTTAATCCTATGCAAGTTGATCCGTTAGTATATGGTTCTGATCCAGGACCTTTTAGAGCATGTGTTCTTTTATCTCATCCAGAGCTTTATGTAGAACTATCAGACGACTCCGTTGTAGTTGATCCTTGGCGTTCTTACACTTCAGATAAACACGAAGTTATTCATTACGGAAATACAAGATAAAAAAAGAGAGTTAGTATTTCTACTAACTCCCTAAGTGTGAGAAACTACAATATCTGATCTGTTCGATCTTTTATTTCTTTCTTTAGAAGATCAACATTGATTTTAAAGTCTACTTTCTTAATAGTATCTTTATATTCATTCATAGTCTGTAACATTTTTTTTGCTACACTATCTGGATCATCTGCCTGAAGATGTTCCTTAACATCAATCTCCCAAACTCTACCGTCACTAAATTCTAAAATCATTGCATCTAAATATGCAACAGGCATAGTATTCATGTAGAGGTCGTCAAAAACCTCCGGCCATTCTTTAACCAGATGTTTTGGTGGTTTAAAATAATGCTTACTAGGCACTCTCTGACACTTTTGCTTTAGTAGACTTCTTCGTAGGAACAAGTTCTTCAGCTTGGCGTCTTAGTTGTGCTGCTTCTTTACTTAATCTATCTGCTTGTGAGCGATAAGACTTAGCAAGATCATCGTCACTTAACACACCGTTGTCTTGTGGTGCAACTGCTTCAGTAACAGGCTGTGCTGGTGCTTCTGCACCTGGATTCGCAGCAGTTTCTTCTGGTGCGCCACTTACAAACTTGTGTAGCTCGTCAATGCTAACACCCTTCTGTTCAGCAATTAAAGCGTTAAGTTCACTTAATTGAATTACTGATGAAGATGTAGGTGTCATAGTTACGTTTGATGTGTCAACTTTAATAAGTCTATTATCAGCCTGCATTGATTGTAACATTGGTCTTCCGTCTGGAAAAGAATTTCTAAACATAAACTCACCAAGTTCATATGCTTCTTGAGCTTGATCTGTTTCGATTAGTTTCATTAAACTGTCATGATAGATATCAGGTAATGTTGCAGTTTGTAGTACCAATGCCTGATTTGATTCACCTGGAATAGTTCTGAATACTACAACTACAGCATCGCCAGTGTTGGTCATTTTACCAACGTGCTTCATTTCTTTAGCCATTGTTAATTCCCCCTTCAGGTGCTCCTGGTGCAGCAGCCTGTTGTTGTTTAACAACATGATCTAAAAATGCTGTTAGTTTGTTAAATGCTTTACCAACTGCTTCTAATTCAGTTGCTTTAAATGCACCTCTTTGTGTAGCAACTTCAATAATGCTTTTTACTGCATTAAGGTCGCTAATGTTAAGATCTGGTGCTGCTGGTTCCCCAGCTTCTTGTGCAGGTGCGTTTTGATCTACACCTGGTGTAGGAACAGGACCACTTGTTGGTGCTGCTTCTGTTGCCGTTTCCGGCGTTTTATTTTCTTCAGCCATTCTAGTTTCTCCTTAAGTATGGACAAGCTAACATAAAGTATGTTAGTTCTTTCTCTTCTTCAAACCCTACAAATGTAACAGATTTGAATTTATTTTCTTTAGCAGCCGGATATGTATTAATACAATACCTACCACTAGTATTAGTCTTAACCCACTCAGATAATCTACGATCAACACGATCTGAATCCGATACCTGCATCTTTGCAAAATGCGGAGGCATAGTTTTAAGTTCTCTTGAACGCAGTACTTCTAATGGATTAAGTTCTATCATCACTAATATTTATTATATGCTATGTTAATGAATGTTATTCTTGGTCCGCGGTTTCTTCAGATAATCGTTTGGACAATGCTTTATTATAGCCCATTTTACTGATATCCCCACTAAACAAATACAATTCAAAAGCAGACCTTTCTTTAAGTACAGTTATTGATTTCTTAGTTATATAATACGGTGATTCGATAAAATTGTCAAGCCATAAAAGCACTTTAGGTGTTATTTTAAATTGTTTTGGAAAATCTACTTTATAGGTTTTAATCTTTGCTATCTGTTCTATGTGGACTATTGCTTCTTCCGTTAGACGTAGCCCGCCAACATCACGAATGTTATACCACCATAATGTTCTCTTATTCTTTATGTCGGGAGTGTCAAAAGGCTGATCAGCGGCTTTCAGAAATACTTTTGTATAGTTGTCCTTTTGATCCATGTGTCATTACTCTTCTTTCGCTCCAGAAGTTAGTGTGTATACCGCAAAGTCCTTTACTTGGAAAAGTGTGTTTAGTTTTTTTGCTAGGTTCCTAGCATGGCCAGGATTAGAAAACGATACTTTTTTATACTTCGGTCCAGGATAGCTCGATACCATACTTCCGCTTTTTAAGTTAAACGGCTTTCCTTTATAGAAGACCGCCCAAATTGCTTCGCTCTCTAATATTTGTTCTGTCTTATATGATTCTCGATTCACATGTTCGAGAAGCACTGTTGGTTTTGGTCTACTCATTATACGTAATCCTTTTAATTAACTACGTATATATTTATCCTTTTTTAGAACTGTCCGCCTTCAAATTTCACTTCAACTTGTTCGCTATTCTGCTTGATCTGCTTTAATTGCTCATCTATAGACGCTACAACAGTACCTAATTTAGATGTAAACATAGATAGCTCAATTGCTAGTGATCGTGCTTCTTGTATGCTTATTCTAACGTCTGATTGCTGTGATTTCTCTGCAACTGCAATTCGTTGTAGTATTTTTTCAATGGTAGGAAGTGACTGCGGAAGGCTATTTGTTGACATTAGATAGTACCTGTTTCATCTCTAAATCAGTCTTAAATGGCCCTTTATACGCATACCGTTGTAGTGTAATGAGCTTCGGACAGAACGATTTAACCCATCCTTTATCGAATTTAATAACATAATACCCTGAACAATACAAGCTCTTTGAGTCTTTGCTCTTTGTAAATAAAGGTAAACGCTTCTGTATATCGTACATAGAGTTGTGTGGTTTAGTACTACACTTAAAGCCATGTACTTCTTTAGGATCAGAATCATCTGCTTCTTTTACAATTTTAGCAACAAAAAAGTCTTTTCCATAGTCACTTAAGATACTTTTCTTATTATGATAAAACTTAACACCGTTTTCATTACTAAAGACAAACTTATCTTCGTTCTTTCTTAGCGTACCAATTTTTTGGCCTTGTTCTTCAACAATCCAAAATTTATCTTCTAAAACAGGTTTTGCTTTAAATTCTGTTGTCATACTGTGTACCTCGCATTTAATGGTTCAGCGTATGCTTGTGCTTGATCTGATATTTTCTTTAAGTCGTATAAATTACAGAATTTCATAAGTCTTACACCAACCTGGCTAATATTTTTATCTGCATCAATTGACTCTTGAATAGTACCTGTAATTTTATCTTTTACATCTTCAGGCTGTGCAGTAAGATCAATTAATGTAACGTTACGTTGATAGTCATCTAGTACACGATGTTCTTCACCGTTATGATCTACCCAACGTTGTAGCATCAAGTTATTCCAGTTATAGCCTTTAAGGTCTTTATCCTCAAATGCTTCTAGTAAACCAACTTTATTTCTTGTGCCTTTTTTACGTACACCTGGATAAGCACTAAACACATTGTCACTAGTGTCACCACGCATACATTTCTCAAACAACAACCATTGCGGATCTGGAACAGTCTTAGGCTCCTTAGTCTTTTTATCAATAACATGATTGCCCTTCTTATCAAAGTAACCTTCATGTGTAGTTGTTACTTCTTGTACACCATTGTATAGTTTTACATTAGGTGCAATTAGTTGCTGAAAGTCTGTGTCTGTAGAAACAACAACATGATCTACATCTGGGTGTTGTTGTATCCAACCAGCAATTAAGTCATCTGCTTCTAATTCTTTATGTTGTAATACAGTACAGTTAGTTTTTTCACTTACAAAGTCTTTAAATGTATCAAATGCTTCCCAAAAGATAGTATCTTCTTCTTGCTGTTTTTCTGTAAGTGCATCACGAGCAACTTGCCTGTTACGCTTGTAAGGCTCATAATGGTCCTTACGCCAACTACGACCTTCTAAGCAGAATACAACATGTGTGCCATCAAAGTCTTGCCATGCCTTCTTAATGCTGTTAAGTGTAATATGGAAAGCCATACCTAACTTAATATCAGCATCACCGTTAATTACATGTCTTGCACGGAAGAATGTATTTGCTGTATCTACTAGAATGTGTGTCATTATTTGTTATCTCTTTTTACTGTTTCAATATCTATATTGCCTGTTGCCATGCCTTCTAATGGACCGCCGTAGTCACCATCAACAACAACATTAGCGCAAAGCTCACGGAACCAACGATCAATAATTTCTTCTTCTTTATCATTCTCAACTCCGTATCCTTCTTTAACTAATTGTAACACGAAATGCCTATTCCAGTCAAGCTCAAAAAAGCCATTTCGGACATTTTCTTTGTTAACGTGTGTTTGTATAACACCTACCCACGGTTCTTTCTTCTTAGTCGCAAGTTCTTTTGGACTAAGTTGTTTATTCTTTTCTTGTTCTTTGGCTTCGTTAACTTCTTTAATTTTATCTAAGCCAAGCATTTTTGTTAAAAATGACATATATTCTCCTAGGTTCCTATTGCATTACCAAACAAGTATACGTGTACCCTTGCGGCTACATTATATCCTCTTTGAAATGCTTTTTGTGCAACTGCACCTGCACCTGCTGTTTGTTCTTCTTCTCTTGCACCTGTTGGCATAATCCATACTGGCCAATCAACACCAACACTTCTAAATTTTTCAACTGCTTCTTCCATTTCATCCCACTCACGCTGTTTCGGACCTACAACAAATTTAAGTTGTCCTTTTGTAGATGCCTGTAAATATTCAGCAACAAGTTCGGGCTTGATAGCCTTTTCAGGTTTCTCACCTGATACAGTAAATAGTTTAGGACTACAACTGAAAAATATTTCTGTGTCAATACTCTTAGCCCATTCTAAAAATGGTTCTCTAAGTTTTTGTGTACCGTTAGTTTCAAATGTCATGCTACCAGGCAAATTGCCTTGTCTTTTTAATTCGTTATATATACCTACCACTGCTTGTTGTCCTGTAACCATCAAAGGTTCGCCACCTGTAAAACACAAGTGTTGATGTTGTTTACTTACAGGATGTAAAAACTTACCTTCTGGATTGCTATCATTCTTTATGCAGTCGACAATCTTATTTGCCATAGCAGTAGGAGTTTCTTGACCCATTAGTTTCTTAAACTTCTTAGCCCAAGTGTAACTACTATCACACCCTTTTTCCCATACAGGCAAGTCCTCAACACGTTTTACACTATCAACATCAAAGTCCTCAAACGGCAATTCATATGTATCTGGATTAGTTGGATCTAATTGTCCAAACCCATTACATTGTAAATTGCACAAGAAGAATCTAATCCAAGCAGTCGGAACTCCTGTGTAATGTCCTTCTCCTTGAATACTATAAAATATTTCAGAATAGTAAAACTTTTTTTCTATTGTTTTACTAAAGTCGTGTTGTTCGAGTGTCTGTATTTTATCGTTCATAGTACTATTATACCTTCTTTCCACCAGGTTTGTCAACCTTTTTAATAGTGTAAGATTGGCCAGGCATATGCTCCTCCCAAACGAGGTCATCTCCAATATCCCAACCCATTTGGTTAAGAAGATCCGTTGGTAGAGGTAAGATTAACTCTTTTGTGTCCGGATCTTCTTCAAGTTTAATTTGCCAACCCATGTTAGCTAAAATGCTTGTCTAGCATTTCAAGTCTATCAGTTGCAGCAGCCATTTTATCCAATTCTTTTTGGATAGTTTCAACAATATCAGAATGTTCTCCAATACCGACTACCTGCTGCATATAGACTTCAATATTTGCTTTGTGCACCGCAATGTCTGCTTCTGCATGTTTACGAGCTGCACTAATTAAAGTTTCTCTCAATGTCATAACCTTTCCTTAATATTTTTGCTTTGATGGGATGACGCCTCTGACGCCTCCTTTCGGATCTTCCATGTCCCCATTACGACGGAATATTAAATGTACATGTGGATACATGACTGTTTGTCCTGCACTTTCACCTACATTTAAACCTATATTGTAACCTGTGATATTAGTCTTTTCACTTGCAACATTATCATAACCCATAGTAATAGCAAAGTTAAAACATTTCATAATGTTTTCTTGTGTTGCTTCTTTGGGTACAACTAATAAATGTCCTTCGGTTACAGGATACTTGTCACGAAAAACAGTAAAGTCACGTGTGTCTATTTCAACTTCTGTCCACGGTGCTCTTTGTTCTTCTCTTGCTATTTGTAAAGTATCAGCCTTCATTAAAAGCCTCTTCGAATTGCGTTGTTAAATTGCCTTGGACCTGGAGTAGTAAATTCAAAACCAAATGCATTTCCTACAAATACTCTACCGTTCCACTTCATGTGTATCTTATTGCCTGCCATAAAGATTTTTAAATAATCTTTAGGTTCAATACGATCAACTTCTGCTTCAGCAACTTTGCCATTGTCGGTACATGTAACTGTACATTTATTATCATAGGTCGTCATATTTACTCCTGATCTTTTTTAGTGTTATCGTTCTTTTCCATATTTTCCATGAGCTTCTCACCAACTATTCTATCCTTAGTGATTCCTAGCCATGTCTTAATAAACTTAACCATGTTCAATATACCTCTTCAATTCTTTATCTTCTACATCTGATGGTATATCATTTTTATAAAATATTCTGTAACTATCATTACCGTATTTTCCTATACCATATAATTCAGTTGCATCTTCTCCGTTCCAGTTTTCAATCTGGACACTCATCTTATATATTCTTTTTGCTCTTACACGTTGCATACCTAACGGCTCTAATAATTCTTCTAGCATAGGAATAGTACAACTACGCAATAAACTATGTGCAGTAGGATACTTGTTAAACAATTTTGTAAGAACAGGCTTTGTTTGTCGCCTGTTTACTTGATTTAAACAAATAACACCAACCATATGTTGCCATACGTTTGATACTTGTTGTTGTACCATTAAATCTTCACGCATAGTCAGCAACATTTTCCCAAGGATAAACTAACCAAACATCTTCCTCGGCTTTATTAACTTCATGACATGTATAATCTACCTTATCAAAATCACTTGCTAGGTTTTCAGTAAGTGATGCAAAGCGAACATTTTCTTGCCAAATGTCTTGCCATGCTTCGCTATCAGGTAAACAACCTGCTTTCCAATCTTCCATAATCCAATTAAACGTAGCACCAGTGTCATTGATGTCATCTATAATAAGAATATTTTTACGTGCTTTAGGATAACTTTTGCCGTCACCATAACCAAATGCATCTTCTGCCATCCAACAGTTGCTTTCGCTATCACGACTATCATCACGTAAACTTACTTTCAATGCTTCGCAACGTATGCCAGTCATGTTACTAATAATAGTAGCAGGAACATTCCCACCTCTTGTTATTCCTACAATATAATCAGGCTTCCAGTTACTTTTGTACATCTGATTGACTATGCTTACACACATTTTTTCAACATCTTGCCAACTATAATAGTGCTTCTTAATCATTATTTTAAGTATTCCTCGTTATGTATCCACTTACCATTCTTAACAAAACCCCATTGCTGTGCTTTCTTACCCATATAAAAAATGCTCCAACAAGGAATTTCATTCCCATCTTTATCTTTTGCAAGTTCTAACCAATGTAAATCTTTTGCTGTTCTAAAACGTATACTACCAGGACCACGCCAAAACTTACCTTCTGGTGTATGTTCCCAATAGCCGCCTTTTAGAATTAATGCTCCCCAACTCCATGGGTGATCATGTAGTGTAGGTTCATCACTTACTAGTACTTTGTGTAGTGTAATATTAAAAGGAAAGTCTTTTCTGTCTTTTAAAAACAAATAGTATCTAACCAAATAAGGAATACTACCAGTCCTATCATAGATAGTACGCTTTCTTCCAACCCATTCTAAAAACCTTGTTAACATTTGTGAATATAACCTCTCTTCACATTTTTAAAAGTTTCTGTTACTCTTTTGTTATACTCATCTTCGTCAACTGCAATACTGTTAAGTTTAGTTTCCCAAATCCTACGAGTATCTTCAGGCAACATTTTATTAGCAAGTACCTTTTTAATATTGCTAATTCTATGCAGTTGTTTTGTTTCCGAATATGGTCCCATAAGTATACCTTTCATGTGATGTATCTTTTCGACTATTCATTAGTCTTTGCACTGTCATGCCATGCTTTTCAGTCATGTCAATTAATCTAATACCTTTTAGATTATACATAAGTGCTTCTGCTGGAGTAAGCGCCATGCAGTCCTCAGGCTTCTTTGGCTCTGATACACTGTAAACTCTTTTCTTATGAATGTTCATACTATCTCCTCTATAATGCCTAGCACTTCTGCTAAGGCAAAGATTGCTCCGGCTGCTATAAAAAGCAAACCAAATTGTTCTAACATATAGCCTCCGTAAATTAAACACCCACAGCCGACTATTCTAAATATACTCTTTACTAAACTTACAGCAAAATGATTATCACCTGGATCTCTATTTGCTGGAACTATTATTTTTTCTGGTATTGGCATACTACTCCTTAACAAGCAAACTGTTGTTGCAGTTTAACATTATCCATAAACTCTTTCTTAGTTGCAGGATCATTTTTAAATGCACCACGTAATACAGTTGTTTGTGTTAAACTGCTATGAGCTCTAATACCTCTGTTTTCGCAACAACCATGTGTTGCTTGTACATAGACACCTACATTTTCACTGCCTGTTTCTTTTTGTATTGCGTTTGCAATCATAACATTTAGTTCTTCTTGTAGTGTTCCACGCATAGCACACCATTGTGCAATCCTTGTGTATTTGCTAAGACCAAGTAACTTAGGACCAGCAATAATACCAATGTATGCTACACCTTTAACAGTCTGATGATGATGTGAACACAAACTTGTAAGTTCACTACGTACAACTAGCATACCTTCATAACCATCTTCGATGTAGTTAGGAAAACTACTTGGGTTAGGCATTGGATTATAACGTCCACTCATAATTTCATTGATGTACATCTTTGCCATACGCCTTGCAGTATCTTGACTGTTAGGATCTGTTTTTGTATCAATCAACAAGTGCTGTAACACATTTTCAAAAGCAGGAACTGCTTCTTCGATAAGTTGTTGTTTATCGCCTTCTTGAAGCACTTCACTGATATTGTCATTCGCCCAATATCTAAGACCTGCTTCTTCTAAGCGTTTTTTAATTTCTTTTACTTTTTCCATTTATTTCTCCGATGTTTAGGCAGTGGATTGCCTTTTTAATAATATTATTTTAGCACCTTTAGTAGATCATTGCAACTGAAATATTTTTCATTCAGTGTTTCTACTTGTTTATTTAGGCTAGGAAGAAAACTTTTGTAATTTTCCATATAGTCAATTACACGTTCTTTCACAGCCTCTCTATTGGAAATATAGGTTTTCCAATCTATTGTCCAATTACTAGGATATTTGAAAGGCAGCAAACCCATTTCAGTATAACTTAATCTGTCTGGTACCATAGGCAATGCTCCAACAAGAGCACCTTCATACCAACTAATACCTAGTGTTTCTTGCAAGTTAGCACTAAACACAAGTTTTGCTTCTCCTAGTAAGTTGTGATATTCGTTCTTTGATAGTTCACGTTCTTGACAAACTACCCATTCATATTGTGGAAGTTGATCAGCAAGATCACGGAATATTTCAACTTGCTTTTCAGGAGCAATCCTATGAGGGAATAAAATTAAGTCACGCTTTGGCATTCCTTTGTACATAGTTAATGTACTATCCATATAATGAAATGGCCAACCAGTTTGTACAACTTTAGATCTATCTAGTTCTGGAAATGATTGAAAGAACATATCTATATGAAACTCTGTTGCAAAATAATTATGATCATAACATTCAAACATACTACGTTCTGCATTTCTAACCCAAGGCTTATCACCTATTAGTCTGCCTAAAAAATCTTGTGGATCATAACTACCAGCATGCCACATACCACCAATGCGAATGTTAATACCCAATAGTTCTGCCATGTAGCGTAATTGTACCACTGTAGGATTCCAGGCATCAGTGTACAGAAAATAATCGCCGTCCTTAACTTCTCCATTACAAAACGCCTCTGCAATTTGCTCTAGTTGTTTACTTTTATAAACATTAGTTCCGCCAAAGTTAAGAAACGCCCCAGGTGTTGTAGCCTGAGGCGTATCTCCTCCGTTAACTACATGAACGTCATGACCGTTGGCTTTTAGCAGTTTAGGAAATTCAGTTTTCCACTGCTTAGTGTAACGTGTTTCGACTGCTTCTAAGTCAACAAGCCATATTTTCATCTAGTTTCTCCGTTTGTTAAATTTGTTTCGAAACGCCCTCTTATGATTGTTGCGATTCTCGAAAGCCCTCCATGCGCGACTCTCTTTTTTATAGAGATCTTTTTCATTAAACTTAAAGCCGTTGTAACGACAAAAGTCTCTATACAAGTCAAGATCATTGAAGATCTTAACCACCTCAGGGCGGTCTTGCCAGTAACCCATTTTAGGTCTCCTTTAATAACTAGCATACTCAATGTGGGCACCGTTCTCTCCATCTTCGGAGACATCGATGTGGACTTCACGTCCGGGATATTTGTTTGTAATTTGATGCCACAAATCATCTGACATCATTTCACAGGACTTATAGTCAAGTTCTAATGTTTTTTCTGCGTATAACTTCTCCATCCAACGTTTAAACTGAATAAACTCAATATCTCTGTCATTGTGTGTTACAGCGATACCTACTTTAAAATGGAATATGTGTCTGTGTGGATAACCCAAAAAACTTACATCATATTCATCACCTGTTGCAAGACTAGGATCATCTAGTGCCGCAGGATACTTGTGGATACCTTCTTTTGTAAAGGTTACCCAAATCATTCGCTTTGCGTTTTGCAATGCATTTTCTTTGCCTTGTTTCATATCTTCTTCTCTCATTCTACGCCCCATGTAGTCGTAATAACGTTCTTGTTTCATTATAGCACCCTTTAATTCTAGTGTCAATCATTATCTACGATATCATCATTTTCATATTCACGCCAAGGTGTAAATTTTGAACGGTCCATTAGTTCGTGTATACTGTGTGTCCAAACACCTGGATTTGTTGCTTTAAAATCTTTGTCATCAATTTTAATTGTAGCATTGTACCCAAACTGTTCAATATAAGGAATAGGTACACGCAGTTGCGGAATAAAGTTGTCAAATTCAATTAAAGAACTTTCAAGCATATCTTCCGCATTTGCAATTGGAATGTCCAAAGTGCAACAAATGTCATCATCTAGGAATGGTTCGATCATAGCCTCCCACTCACCGTAGTCTGAATCTTGACTTGGTTGAAAACTGTGGTTTGCACCAAAGAAGATATGTTCGCAATCGTTCTTTGAATACTGGCTGGCAATTTCATCAACGCTTTGAAGTCCTGTTACGAACAATGTTTTCCTACCATATGCAGGAGTATGTTCTACTTCAACACCAACAAAATATGTTGCGTCACTGCTTGTGCCTTGTTTGTATGACCTTTTCATAATTACTTCCTATTGACTTTCGTTACCAAAGTAGTGCGTAAATGCACCTTTGACGTTATTAAAGATACCAACAATTTGTTCTTTATTATCTGCAAGTTGGTCTTTACCCTGTTGCCAACTATCTTTTTGATATGCTACAGTATCGTTATATTCTTGAATAACAAACTGTGATACCTTGTTGTTTACCGCAAAGTCTTTTGCGCCTTCAACATTCTTGATAATTGGATTATCATTTGCCTGTGCTATTGTTGCAAACATAATTGCTGCAACTATTGTTACTAGTTTCTTCATTTATGCCTCCGTTAGTTCACTTTCTAGTTTATCTAGTTCAGTGTCTTCTCTGTCGTCAGTCCATGGAGTTTCTTCTTTACCTTCATCATCAACTTCAACGAACAACGAATTCGAAATGTTTGTAACACCTCCACGTAGTCTTGCACCTTCTAAGTTTTTAAGGAAACTGTCTGCTTCTTTAATCATTGCAAACGCTGCCTCTTTAGTAGGTTGTTCGAACAGTTCTTCAATAAAACGATCGAAGTACAAAATGTTACGTGGTACCCATTCCGAATATTCATCACTCTTATCTGCGTCTTTAACTTTACGCCATAGTCTCCAATCTGGTCTTACTTTCTTAATTTCAATGTCAGTAAGTTGATTAGCACGTTGTACTGCTACAATGTGACAGTAAACATTATGTGCCATCATTAATGCATAACCAAAACTATCCCAACTAGTTTTACCTTCTTTACCAATCTTGTTCAACATGCCAGGAGCATAATGACAAATGTCAGCAATAGATAAACGTCTACCAATTTCACTTTCGAATGGAAATGGAATATCATGTTGATTAGCAAGTGCTTTATTATCTGGAGCCTTGTCCATAATCACTGACCAACGCTTTGCTGTGTGTTGTGCATTTGTATACACAAGACCGTGTGCAGTTGCAATAAACGGACTAGCACAGTCAAAACTTACTGTAAAGTTTTCGTTGATGTGTTTACGTACTTGTCTTTGAATACTAGTTAAGTAACATGACCAATCAAGTTGTGCAGTACCTAAGAAGTGCATCCAGTCCTTGCCTTCTAACATACCATCAAATTTCAAAGTCATTAACCTACGTAATGTAATAGGCATCTTGCACATATTAGCACCGCCCATTGCCCAACCTTCACATGCTTTATCGCCCCAAACGTTTGGATCGGAGAACTCTTTAACACCTTCGTACCACTTCTCAGCAGTATCCCAGTCTGATCCTTGTAAAACGTTTAAGAACTTTGTAGCACCAAGTCTACGTTCTAACCAATACTTGTTATTGTAACGTGTCTTGTCTAAGCAATCTTCAAAACTTTTAAGTCCTGTTTTAGGAGCATGAATATGATCACAAGCCCAAGTCGGAACATCAAGTAGCATTGACCAATCTGCTGTAAGCTCTAGCCAATTAAGAATATCATCACGTGTTTTGTTTGCGGCAGCACCTTCAAAGTTTAACCAATCAAATTTAAGAACACCTTTACCAACCTGATAACCACCCGAGTCACCTAGTATCATAGTGTTATTTCTATCACGTTCTTGGACCATGGCATCTTGTGTCATAGTCTTTTCTAAGTTTAATTGTGCGTGACCTGCGGAATACAAACCATATTTGTATGTGTAGTATCCTGCGTCTGCATTAAGGAAGTTCATACCTTCTATTCCACGATCAAATCCTTTAGGAATACGATCGTTCGGAACAAACTCTCCTTGCCTCTGTTTAGCAATATATGTGCTAAAGAAAGAACTAATCGCTGGTAGATACACAGCATAGTCCTTTTGTAATGGTGTTAAGTTGACTGGTTTCATAATATTATTTAGGCCGCCTGTGCTGGAATGATATATTTGTATGAAGCAAGTCCGCTGTCTAATTCAATTTGAATAGCACCTTCATTACTCAAGCTCATCTTAGTGTTGTTAACATCTGCAATTTTTAAGATTGCAAGTACACTTGCTACAGGCCATGTCCAGCCTCTGTCTAATGTTCCTTCAACATCTTGTGCAAATACAAACTCACCACCATGTGATGATGCATCACCAAAGATAAACTTTAAGTTAGTACCGTCAGTCTTTGCTAAGAATGTAGGATGTTCGCTGTTAGCGCCTGCTTGGAAATTAAAACGCTGTACTGCTGGAAGTGAAGGACTTACTTCTACGTCCCAGTTAACGCCTCTAAACTTAACAGTTTTCATCTTTTCGTTGATGTGTTCTGTAAGCATAAACTGATAAGTGTTTTTAAAGTCTGCGTCTTTGTTTACAAATTCTAATCCTGTAGGAATAGTTGCACCATTGCGTTCACCTGACTTTACAGTAATTACAGCATCTTTTTGATACTCACTACCGTCAAGTAAATATTTTAGTTTTTGCAACTGCGGCATACCAAATACGCCAATCATATCCGGATAAGGATTATGTGTAGTTGCTTCCATTATAACTGATCTGTCATCAGCCATTGAAAACATAGTAGTTGAACCTTCTTCGCCTGTAATCTTTACAGTTGTAAGAAAGCCCAAGTTTTGTGTATGTTCCACAATATCTTTTAGAATGTCTTTCATTATAGAGTTCTCCGTTTGTTAATATACATTATATTTAGGTTTTTGTTTAATTGCAAGAATTTTTTTAACCAATTTAATCAAAATCAAACAATTTGTTAAAGTTGTTATCACTTCTTGTAGAGCTGATATCCCACTCTAACACACCAATAAGGTTACCTAGCTTTTCATCAATTACTGAATTTTCCATTTCAGCATCGTTGAAAGGCAGTTTTTTAAACCATTCTGGCAAACGTAATTCATCTACAGGATACGCAACACTAGTGAATCCCATAGGGTTATCTTTAACTTTACAAACAATTACTTTCGCACCATCTGTAATAGTTATGGAATATTTGTCATCTTCCATACGCTTTAAGGTATTCCAATTAATACTTGCACGAACATGTCCAGGCATATTTGCTTTACCTTGTTTCTTTTCTTTGTTGCCGTACTCAGTAATCTTGTTTGCACGTTTCGGACTACCTTTCTCCCAACCAGGTCTTGTTTTAAATTCAGTTCTAAATTCTGTAATGTAATCTAGTACGTCTTGTTGTTCTTTACCTGCTAGTACCATTTCTAATACATTACTCAAAAAGTCTTGAATAACAACAGGAGTATCAGAACGTTTCAAGTCTAAACCCATTGCTTTGATCTTACCTGGCTTTCCTTCAGTATCTACACGCTTACCTTCTACGTCATAGTATAGAACTGCATATCTTTTCTTTGTAATAAACAGACCTTTACTTGCAACAATCTCTCTTGCTGCCGCAATAACATCTGATCTGCTTTTAGGACAATGGAAAGTTTCAGCCATAAACTTAGGAAACGTAGTATTTGCTTCATCGCAGATTTGATCATACAATGCCATAACACTATCTTTATCCCAAGGAATGTTTCCTTTATCAATCTCTTCTTTTAACGTACTGTATGCACTAAAGTAAGATGAATCAGTATCACCATACACAATTGACTTACCTGTATGGTTGTACTCGCCTGTAATAATCTCATTAACCTTTGCACTCATATGCTTAACAATCTGTCTACCTGTAAGTGTAGTTGACTGTCCAATACGGTTATCAAAGAATCTACAACCTGGATTAAGAATAGCACCATACAAACTGTTAAGTAGAATCTTTTTAACAAGTTGTCTTTTTGCCCAGTACTCTTCTTCGATAGGATTCTTTGCTTTGATTGCATCACGCATCTTTGCCTGCATTTCTTTACGTTCTTTATACCAACGTTTTAGCAGTCCAGGAATAACACCTTCTTTTTCATATGTAAAGATGGTACCATTAGCACTTAGCATCCAAGGCTGATTGCTTTCAAAGATTAAATCATATACTTGTGCCGCACTAATTGTATCGCTTTTGTCGCTGTCTTCCCAGTCGATAGTAATCTGCCTACCTACTTCACGTTCCATAACAGAGTCAAACTCAACAGAACCAAATTGTCCTTCCCAAGCATTTGCAAAACTTTTACCTTTTGCCATTTCGCCTTCAATACGTGCTTTTGTTCCGTCTTGTCTTAGTTGTCCTACAATTGTTTCAGGACCCATATTCAAAGCTCTAATAACAGATGGATACAGTGAATTCAAGTCAACACTACCAATCCATTCATGAATACCTTTCTTAGGATATGCAACATAAGCACCTGCCGCAGGCTCACTACCTGGTTCACGTCTTACTCTGTTAGGAACAATAAACCCACGTCTGTGTGCTTCGTTAATAATACCTTGTTCTGTAACAGCAACAGCACCCATAGTAGTTTGAATAAGAACTGTATTCTCATGTGCAACAGTATTAGCAAGATCAATAAATTTAAGTTTCTTATCTAGTTTGTCAAGTAGTGCAGTATCTTGAATGTTATATTCAATAAATGTTCTAAAGTCGTTGTTGTAAAGTGAATCAAGAGAACCTTCATAAACTGTTTTTGTTTCGCCAACTTCTAGTTCGCCAATAGCATCAAGTCGATATGTATGACGTTCTTCGTAGTTATATTTTCTATAAAGTTCTAGTGAGTCAACATGCACTCTACCAATTAAATCATATGTACAGATGTTTTACCAAACTTTTCATACTCACGTTTTTTAGGATACTGATTCCAAAGACATAATCTTTTTGTATCTTCTTTGCTTAACGTTTTTGTAATTCTATTAACTGTGTACGGAATATCAAATCCTTCGCTGTTCCAGCCACTTAGTACATCAGCATCTTGTATAAGATCTAAAAATGCATCTAGCATTTCGCTTTCTTTTTCAAACAGCACAACATTGTCAATGCCTTCAATAGTTTTCTTTGCTTCTTCCATTGAAAGTGTCTTAGGCGGAATAGCAAGACATACCATTGTTTCCATCCACTGCATGTATACAGCAATTGAAGTAATAGGCATAAAAGCATCTTCAGGAGATGCATAACCTCGCTCAGGATCAAAGTCAACCTCAATATCAAAAAAAGCAACGTTTAGTTTAGGTGCGTCTTGATTGAGATAGTTGTCCTCAAGCATTCTATAAATTGGATTGATGTCGCTCTCATAAAGTTTTTTGTTGCTGTGAATAGCAAGTTCTTTACGAAGTTCTTTGATGTTTTTACAAGTTACCCTTGATAATGGTTTGCCATAGATGGATTTATATTTTCCTCTAGGATCCTCGTAATAAAAAATATGTCTGGGATTGTATTCTCGATAATGACGTTTGCCTTTATCGTCACGTTCAACAACGTTGATGGTGTCTTGCCCTCTATCATAGAAAGCGTCTACGTAACTCATGTTTTCTCCTGTATGTCACTTCTGGCTGACAAGTACCTAATAAGCAGTTTGTGGCCTGCGATTACCTTCTTCATTAATACTTATCTTTCTACTTACAGTGTGTATAGTAAACCGGCTACACCAACTAATGCTAATGTAAGGTTAGTTACAATTAGTGCAGGTTCGTTCCACATACAACTTACGATTAACCAAATGAAACTACCAAGTACTAATACAACAGGCCCTGCAGGATAAAATCCTAAAGCATTAATGCCTGTGCCAAGTATTAGAATAACCGTGGCAGTCCATTTTAAAAATATATCTGATTTTAATATCATACATGTATTATACGATATTTTTAGGTTAATGTCAAGTACTAAATTATATTAAGTGCAACAAGAAAGCCAAAAACGTTTATACATGCAAAGTACCCTGTTAGTAGCATAACCCAAGCAGCACCACGTCTTACTGATGCGTAGCACTGTGTTACACTACCTACAAAGAAAAATGGATATATAATAACCATATTTGGATCTTGTGCATTAAAAGCAAGTGTTAGACTTGCTATTACTGTAAAGATAAAACTAACTAGCTCAAAACCAAATGCTGTGGTGTCAGACTTATAACTGTCTATCCAAAAGTGTTTTATCTTTTCCAATTATTCACTCTCGGTATTACCGGACGGTAAATTATTTGTGATTCCAAGAATGCCTTCGATGTCTTCCCACTCTTCTAAGTGTTTAGCCCAATCGTCTTTGTGAGCAATTTTAATTGCTTTATTAATTACTGATGGTTTGATCTGTAGTTCTTCTGCTACTGCTTTTACAGTATCCTTAAGACCTTCATTAAGATCCTCTACTTCACGTAGAACATTTGAACCTTCTTTGATCAATCTCTCTAGTTTAGCCTTTTCTTCTGGCCCGTACATTTTTGACATAAATTATTCTCCTGGTTGAAGTACTATTATATAGTCATAAAAAAAGCCAGTCAAGTTAATAACTGGCTTTAGTTTAATTTTGGTTAATTCTTTTTACTTATTTTGCATTACAATCACAATGCTTACAAGTCGGTTTGCAATTACAGTCTGCTGCTTTTACATCTGCACCGCAACACTCATCTGAGCAATAGCCTGCTTTTGCTTCACTCAGTCCTTTTTTTTTGACTCAGTAAGTCCGTCTTCGTCCATAACGTCATACATTTCAAAACGTCCACCGTTACGCTCGTAAATCAATCCTGCAAAAATTTCTGCTTTGTTTGACTCTTCAACTTTTGAAGTAGCAACTCTTTGAGCCCAGTTCCAAAGTGTTTCGTCAACTGGATCAATTTGCTGTTGTCCACCGCTTTCTTTTACAAGTTTTAGCATTTCAACAAATGACATGTTTGAAGGATCTTTAATAACTTCAACTGACTCGTTAACTGATTCTTTCATGTCTTTTTTGCAATCGTCGATCATGTCTTTTAATTTCTTTTGATCACAGTCTGGATGCATTTTGCAAATTTCTGCTTTAGACTTACCGTCTTTACACATTTTCTTTATGTGTGCTTTGGATGGCATCTTGCCGTCTTTTGCTTCGTTAACTGACTCGTTAGTTTTCTTTGCTTTAACTTCAGACATACATGCTTCGCACATCTCTTTTAATTTCTTTTGATCACAGTTTGGATACTTCTTGCAAATTTCATTTACTTTCATACCTTTGCTGCACATCATTAAAATGTCTTTCTTCTTAGGCATTTTTTCTGCTGTAATTACGTCTGCTGCTTCTTCAACTGACTCTTTCTTTTTGCCGAAGAATTTCTTTTGCTTATCTGACATTTCTTTTTTGCCTGACTTCTTGCCGCCTTTAGCATCTTTAGCAGCTTTCTTCATTGGCTCTTTCTTGTTGCCGTCTTTGTCTAAGTCTAAAAAGTCTGGCTTACCTGCTTCAGCAACCATGTCATCGAACTTAGCTCTAAATGACTCTTCTTTCTTTTTAGATGATTGGAACTCTTTAGATACTTTAACGTACTCATCGCCTTTCAAACCTTCAACATCTTTGTTGTGAGTTTTCTTAAGCCATGCTGCAAATTCTGTATCTTTGTCTTTTTCGGATAGCTCTTCGTTTACAGTTTTTGCAACTTCGTCATCTGATTCTTTTACTTCTTTGGACTTAGAATCTTTTTCAACTTTAGCATCTTCTTTGGCTTTTTTCTTTTTAGGTTTAGCAGCACCGTGTTCTTCTAGTGTAACAATTTCCATGTCTGCTGCTGGAACTTTCTTTTCTACACCGTGTTTAAATTGTACATCGTACCACTCAACATTACCGTAGTCATCTGGAATAGCATGACTTTCGTAAACTGGTTTACCTTTACCATATAATGGATGGTTAACAGTTGTTGCACAATCGTGGTCTTTTGAATGGCAAAGTTCTCTAACTTCGTCATCTGTATAACCTTCAAATACAACTGCTTGTGGTTTATAATCAACGTTAGCGGCTCTTGCTATACTTTCTAGCGTACCGTCAAATGTGTTTTCGTTTTTTGCTTCCTCTCTTGGAAGTTTGTTTAATAAATTTCTAAAGTCCATGATGCTATCCTTTTAAGAGCTCCCACTCTGTTGTTAGTTTATCTCGAATACTTTCGCAAGTCCCAGCTTCGTATTCTCGTTCTCCTTTATTCATAGCATTATCTGCCTGAATCTCATACTCCATTCTTTCACGAACAGAATCTAAGTAATCGTTAGATAGAGTAATATAACTGCTAATCCAACCTTGTAATTCGTCGCCTGGCTCAATCATTTTATATAGCGCAATGGCGTTCTTAGCAACGTTTGCTAATTCTGCTTTTGCCATTGTGGCTTCATGATCGGGCTTCTTTTCCATACTAATATTTATCTTTTGAGCGCAGCGCCGCCACCAAAAATGTTTCCTTTCATGTCTAGTGCATTTACTGCTGTGCCGTCTTTTTTCTTCTTCTGCACAGTTTTAGGCGGTTTAGGCGCACTTGTACCGCTTTTTCCTGGAGAACCTGTATAACTTTTATTACCAATTGAGCCTTTTCCTATAGCAAGTTGTGGACTTACAACTGTTGCTATATTGCCAGAAGCTGTAGCACCTGCTGTAGCAGATTCCATTCTCTTTTTATTTTGCTCAATGGCATTGAATAATTCATTAAGTTTCATATTACTATTTACCCTTTTTACGACCTGATTTCATATTAGCACACCAGTGATACATTCTACCTTTTTCACCACCTGCATTCTTTGCTTTTTTACGTAGGCTTGTAACTGATCCGTTACAACTAGCACCAGACTTCTTTACTCGTCCTGGTTTGCTTTTGCCTTTCTTTTTACCGTCAGCAAAGTTTTCAACTACTGCATTTACAGTTAAAAACAATTTAGCAACGTTTACATTAGTTTCACCTAGCATTTGTAATGCAGCATATCTATGATGTCCGTTGATAATTTTGTTATTGCAATCTACAATAATAGGAGCATATGAACCTTCTGAAATTTTATCTATTTGCTTTTTAAAATTTTCAAGAACAAATTCATTTTGTACTGGAATAATGTCACCGATCTCTACTGTCTCTACAGTATGTCTAATATGTTCTAGGTGCTTATTTTTAATTTGGGGTAAATCTTCTCTTTCGTAATTTTCTTCTTTTGTTGCTTCAATTTTTGCAACTTCAAGTCCAAGATTGTTAAACAAGTTTTTTAAGCCTGAAACACTTTTTAGTGCCTGTAGCATTAGTTGCTGTTCGTCTTCTGCACGTCTATCATAAAACTGTATAAACTTTTTAGCATTTTCTGGAGTAATGTATACCATGCCGCCTGAACTTGCACCGCCTGTATCTTTATAACTTAACGGAAAAGGATTATTATCTTTTCTCATTGCTATGTTATTAATAACATCAATTTTAGGACGTTGCTGTTTTACAACAAGTTCTTGTACACTGTCTTCTTTAGTTTTTTTCTTTTTGTTTTTAGGAAACAGTTTCTTAACATTCATATACTCTCCGCCAACTGGAACGTCTGCGGTAGCATTTTGTTTTGTTACGATACCAACACCTGCTGCTTCTTCAGATGTTTTCTTTGTAGGCAATCCTTTATGCTTTGTTTTAGCAAAGTCCTTTACATCAGAAACTTTCATATCTTTAGCAACTTCACCGGCTTCGCCGCCTTTTTTCATGTCGCCCTTTTGCATAGCTCTTACTATACCAAAGAACTGCTGTTGCTTTTTGCTTACTGCTTTTTCAGATACAAATTCAAATGATCTCATATCGGTTTCTCACCTGTGAACTTAGGTAATGAAAACCATAACTTAAACCATTCAGGGGTGCCTGGTTCAATCTTATGCTTCTTCATTAGTTCTCCCTTTTCATTACCACTAATACTAATATTGCTGCCTTCCCAAGGTGTGTAACCTTTGAATTCATTTATACCGGCAAGTCTAACAATATCGTCTAATTCAGACATTACATCTTAACGCAGTTGTCTACTGTTTTGCCACCCTTCTTCTTGGTGCCCATTCTTTTATATCCTTTCCAACATACTTTGCCGTCAACGCCTTTTTGCTTTTCTTCGTTGATGCTTTCGTACTGTTGTTGAATATGCTCTGGCATTGCTGTGAATCTTGGCTTAGCACATTCTGGACAAAATGATTCTTCTTCCTCGTGTCCTGGTTTATCCATGTCTGGATTATCAGGTGGATTTTTAACTTTGTCTAAAACGTCCTTTTGACTTTCTGCCCACTTCATTAATTTCATAATTTTTTCTTGTGGCAGTTTACAACGTTTAACTAGTTCTTCAATATTTCTTGCTCCGCCTGGCGCACCATAGCGTGTTAGTTCGTCACCTACTCTTGAAAGCACTAATGATAATGCATCGTCTTTAGTAGTGACAGCCTTGTCCATAAGAACTCTGCCGATACGAGATAGCTTCGCTCCATGTGGATGATCATATGCTGATTCTTTATTCATCATTTTCCCCTGTGTTATCATTGATCCCCATACCTTTTCTAACCGCAGCGTATAATTCATCTGCATGTTCTCCTGCACCGGTATGTTGTGCAAATTTGTTTATGTCTCCGTTAGCAGCATCGGCTCTTGCCATTGTTCCACTAATACCTTCTACGCCATCTGAACCATCTTCACGTTGTCCGCTAGATTCAAAATTCATTGTTTCAAATTTATAGTAACCGTGTCCTTTTCCTTCGACACCGTTATAATCTTTTATAAGTTTAGACATCATCTCAAGACGATCACTTCCTGCAACAAATGTTATATGATTGTAACCTCTTTCATGTAATGAAGTACAAATTTTAGGTAGTGTATTCAAGTCTGTGTTTTCTACAACGTTGTTTGCAAAGTCAGGATGTACTTTTCTAATAAAGTCTACTTTGGTTGAATAGTCTAAAGGATTCTTTTTTGCGTCTTGTGTTTGGCTAGTATATATTTCTAATTCGCCACCAGCTTTCTTCATTGACTTAAAAACTTCTTTATGTCCAAGTGTAGGTGGATTGAATCTGCCAAAGCAAAAAGTCATATGCTTATCGGCATCATCTTCAGTTAAAAATATTTCATTAATTCTCATAGTCGCCGTTCTCTAAATGCATCTCTTGCTCTTTAGCAATTTGTCTTGCTAATGAAATCATGTTTTCTCTAGAAAACTTTTCTTCTGGTTTATCGACACCAAATTTGTTGCAATACATATCACAACATTTTTCCACAGGCTTTATATAAATTTTATAAGCATTTGGATGTCCTCTGTATTTTTCATGTTTCTTAATTGCTGGAAACATTACAGTAGACATAACTTCATTGTCATTGTCCATAAACACTTTCAAATCGTCGTGCCAGTTAATATCATCTTCTTTATCATTAGGGGCACCGATAGGAGAGAAAAGTTCTTTTAATAACATATTACCATTTCCTACATGACCAGTAACGTGCTTTAGTACGTGGTCCTGGGTTTGAACAATTGTGTCTAGCACGGAAACTTTTACGTCTCTTTGGGTTAGACTTTTTAATACGCATATTAGGATCACCAAAGTTTACTTTTTTAATATTTTTAGTTTTGGGATCTCTTACATATACTTTGAATTTCTTAACATCGCCACGCATTGGTTTACCTAGCGATACTTTACGTCCTTGGTATTCTGCTTCTTCAACGGGAACATCTTCGTGCCATGGCAAATAGCCATAGTATTCAAAGAATTCTTCACCATTAAATGTTTGTTCTTCGAGATCACTGATCTCTGTTACTGTTTCAATTGACTCTAGTTTTTTCAATAGATCGCGCATAGTATCCTCTCTTTACAAGATTATACTGTATTTAGCGTTATTAATCAAACTTAGTAGTTATAAAGGACCTGGACTATTTGCCCGTCTTGAACGTTATGACCTGCTCTTAGCCATATAAACTTGCCTGTAAACGTCTGTGTGCCTATGTAATCTTCTATTCCTTGGCCGTAATAAGTACTATCACCACCCCATTCTATTACATCTACCCAGTCATTCTCACCTGGCTCTTCTGCTAGTGTGCCTTGTACTTTAATAGTACCTTGAAAGGCATTGACATAGTACGCAACTGTATGCACACCGTCATTGTTTTTATGATATCCTGCACCTTTTTTCTTATCACCATATGTATATGCTGAATCAGATACAATTGAAGTTACAGGACCTAATAGTTGTCTACTCTCGCTCATATTACTATTTACCTGTTTTTACATATTTACGTACAGTGCCTATAAGGTCGTTACAGCGCAATCTAAGCATCAGTAGCGTACTATCGTTATCAACGTATATCCAACGTCTAGTGTTGAATATATCACGTTTAAGAAGCCAGTTATAGGTAGCATCAGTAAATGCAATAGCAGGTTTTCGTGAACGGCACCAGTCTGCTAAACTTTCAAGCTCTCCGAATGTTAAAGATTTAGGAGTTTTAAGATCTATCTGATAGTTATACATGCTGTGTGGTAATTCTTTTACAAATATTTCTTGATCACTATAAAGCAAAGTGTCTTCCATACCAGGAGCAGGCTCAAACCTGTTTCTAGTTATATCTGAAAACTCATAACAAAGTGTTCCATAAAGTGTTTTGTTATTTGTATACACATCTAATATATCAGTTTCAATTCGAATAGTTACTTCATTCTTTGGTACTGAATTTATAATACCTAAAAAAGATATCCATGTTTGACTATGCTTTAATATTGTATGAGCATTTCTTGTACGCCAAGTTGCTTCACTATAATCTGCTCCATCTGACTGTGGAGGCGGTCGTAAACCGGTCGCAAACTCCAAGATCTCTTGATGACCGAGTGTACGTAAACTATATGCACCAGGTAACGTTAAACTAACTTTGTAGATATACTTGTTATAGAACTTCTTTTTAGTTTTCTTTGCTGTCTTAAGCATCATTACTAGCCTGCGCCTTAGCAGCCAGCTTCTGTGCTTTACGTTCTTCTTTAGTCAAAGGCTTTGGCATAGGAGTAATTGTAAACGCTGGACCGTCTTTATCGATTGATACAGCAACTTTACCCCCGTCAACTAAATCTCCAAACAACACTCTCCTACTTAAAGGTGTTTTAATTGTTTTATCAATTAATCTACCTAAAGGCCTTGCACCCATCTTAGGATTGTAACCTTTCTTAGATAACCAATTAACAGTATCTTCGTCAAGTGTAATTGCAATGTGCTTCTCTTTTAGTTGTGTATTAAGTTCTTTAATAAACTTATGAACAATACTTTTAACTACATCAGTAGATAGTTTAGCAAACTTAACTGTACCGTCTAATCTATTTCTAAACTCTGGAGCAAAAAACTTTTTAACTGCTTTATCATCTTCCGAGTCTTTCTCGTTATCAGCAAAGCCAATTAATTTTGATTCATTGTCAGCAGCACCTAAGTTACTTGTCATAATAAGAATAGTGTTACGTCCATCTGCACGTTTACCATTTGATCCTGTAACAAAACCGTTGTCCATAAACTGTAGCAAAATGTTTGATACATCTTTGTGTGCTTTTTCAATTTCGTCTAACAACAATACAGCATTAGGTGTTTCTTGTAACTTGTTAATAAGTTGGCCAGCGTCATCATCAAATCCTACATAACCTGGAGGAGCACCAATTAATCTTGCAACACTGTGTTTTTCTTGATACTCTGACATATCAAAACGTATTAGTGACATACCCATTTTCTCTGCAAGTTGTTTTGCTGTTTCTGTTTTACCTGTTCCTGTTGGTCCTAAGAATAAGAAACTACCAATTGGCTTGTCAGGATCTTTCATTCCACTTTGTGCAACAAAGATCTTATCAAGAATAGATTCAACTGCTTTGTCTTGTCCGAATACTGCTTTCTTCATTGACGCATCAAGTCCAGCAAGATTGTTACTTTCTTTTTGCGAAATAGTTTCTAGCGGCATACTTACCATTTTAGCAAGTTCGTATGTTACTTGTTCAATGTCAACAATTTGTGCAACTGTTTCAGTTTCGTCAGTTTCATTTAACTTGTATCTTGCTGAAGCACAATCAATAATATCAATTGCTTTGTCAGGTAACTTTTTATCAGCCATGTACTTGACAGATAAGTTTACTGCTTGTTGAATTGCTTCATTTGTAATCTTAACATTATGATGCTGTTCGTAGTACTTACGTAAGCCTTTAATAATTTTTACTGTAAGATCTGCTGTTGGTTCGTCAATAGTTACACGTTGGAACCTACGCATTAATGCTCTATCTTTTTCAAAAGATTTTCTATACTCTTCCCAAGTAGTAGAAGCAATAACTTTCATGTTGCCTTTTGTAAGTGCAGGCTTCAGCATATTTGCTAAGTCGTTTGACTGTCCTTGTCCGCCTGAACCAGCACCACTCATCATGTGTGCTTCATCAATGAATAAGATAATTTTACCTTTACGCTCAAGGGCCATTAGTACTGCCTTAATACGTTCTTCAAAGTCACCTCTATACTTACTGCCAGCAACTAAAGAACTAATGTCTAAACTAAACACTAAATGATCTTGAATAAACTTAGGTACTTTCTTTTCATGAATCTTACGTGCAAGACCTTCAGCAATAGCAGTCTTACCAACACCTGGATCACCAACCATTAGTACGTTTGCTTTGTTACGTCTTGCTAATACTAATTCAATTTTTTCAATTTCTTCGTCACGTCCGATAACAGGATCAATGACTCTTTGCTTTGCCTTCATAGACAAGTTAGTACAGAATTGATTAATAATTCTATCTAATTGATCTGGGCTTAGATTGATATCTTCTTCCCCGCCACCTTCAAACATTTCTTCACCAATATGATGTGCTTGGAAATGCTCTACAAATTTCTGTTTATCAATTCCACCTTTTGCTAAGAAGTAAAATGCAAAAGAGTTTTTCTCGCTCATAACACTAATGATTACGTCAGCAACTTCAATTTGATTACGTCCACTAAACAATACTTGTGTAAAGCATCTATTTAAAACACGTTCAACAGATGCAGTTTTCTTAGGATTTATATTCTTATCCTTAGAAACAATATCACCTAAGTTGTTTTTTAAGTAATGCTCTAGGTTCTTTTTAATAAAGTCAACATCAGCACCAAATTCTTTAAGACCACCTGCTGTATCTGGGTCAGCAAAAATTGAGTACACCAAATGCTCAATAGTAATATGTGTGTGCGTGTGGTTCTGCGCAACTACTACAGAGGCATCAAAAATCTTTTGTAATTGTTTACTAGGTTCAATCATTTATTTTTGTCTCTTTTTTAATTTCTTCATAGCTAATTGTAACTTCAACCGACTCACTTTGTCAACAAAACAAATGCCATTTAGGTGATCTAATTCATGCTGAAAGCATTTAGCAAGATAACCTTCTACTTTTGCTTCTTTCGTTTCGCCTTTTGAATTCTGATATTGTGCAACTATCATTTTAGGTCTCTGCAAATGTAACCATAAACCCGGAAAGCTCAAACAGCCTTCTTTATCTAAAACATGTTCCTCACTTGCTTCTAAAATGACAGGATTAAAAACACAGAACGGTTCTGGAAAACCTGGTACGTTTTTTGATCCTATAGCAAACACTCTCTTCTTAATATTTAACTGGTTAGCAGCAAGACCAATGCCGTTGTGATTTAGCATAAAGTTACACATATCAAACTCTAATTTTTCTGGGTCTAGCTCTTCTTTATCAAAGTCCCATACTTCACTAGATTCATTTAGTGCTTTGTGTAAGCCTAATTTATAATCTAAATCTAATTTATAGTCCATGTTTTATTTCCATAATTTTTTTACGTTGTTCGTCTGTATACTCTCTTGGCATAAGTGCTTTAATTTTTACTAACAAGTTTCCTCTCTTTTTTGTTCTTATATTTGGTAATCCTTCACCGTTACAACTTAGTGTAGTATCGGGTGGTGTGCCTGCTGGTACGTTTAATTTAATTTGTCTGCCTGAAAGGGTAGTAACTACTGCGTGTGTGCCTAACATCAAATCCCATATAAGAATTTTTTCTTCACATAGTATATTATCACCGTAGCGTTGGAACCTGGGGTGATTGCGAACACGAATATGCACCATTAGGTCTCCTGCTGGAATGTTTTGGATAGAATTATCTCCCATTCCTGCATACCTTACAGTTTGTCCTTCTTCAACACCTGCTGGAATATCAATATCGATTAGTTTAGTTCTGCCTGTAGGAAGTTGAACTTCCATAGCAATTTGTTTACCGTTGTAAACATCTTCCATTGTTACATCAAGAGCAAGATCAATTTGTCTATTCTGTGGTCTGCGTTGACCCATGTTAAAGCCAAAGTTTCTAAATAGATCTTCAAACCCATTGGGATTCATTCCTTCAAAACCGTTAGGGCCAAAGCCCTGTGGTTGAGGATTATCGTACTGTTGTCTTTTTACAGGATCTTTTAGAGTTGAATATGCTTCGTTAATTTTCTTAAACTTTTCTTCATCACCACCCCTGTCAGGATGATGTTGCATACTTGCTTTCTTGTATGCTGATTTAAGTTCCTTTTCCGAAGCATCTCTATTGACGCCTAGTATAGAATAGTAGTCCATACTAGTACTTATTTGTAATACTTAGTGGGCTACTTCTTACTGGTTCCAGCGTATAAGCCAAACCATGCAGCACCAGCACCAACTACAACTGAAACAAGTCCTGACTGTTCCATAGTAGCAGCCGTTCCTAATCCCATGTACCAATGTACAACTTGATATAGCAAAACAATATACACTGTGATAAACAGTCTTGGAAATATTCTCCAACTGTCTACAGCTCTTGCAAGATCAATCCAAGTTTGGTATCTATTTTTAGAACTGTCAACAGTAGTTGTATCTACTTCAAGTTCGATATTTACTTTTTTAGTTTGAGTGTCGCTCATTATCTCTTCCCCTCAAGATGTTTAATACGTTTTTCTAATTCGTCAATCTTTGATGTAATTTTAGGATATTTAACACGCCAGGCGTCCGGGTCATCCTGTAACCAAGTCCACCCCCAACGTACTGCTAGGTAAGCAAGAAAGTTATCAAACTTTGCAACTGCCCAAGTTGCCATTCTTGTGTCTTTAAACCAAAACAAGAATGCTGCTCCAAGTAGAGAACCTGCGATTGCTGTGTAGATCCACAAGCGATCAGTCGCCATTCTTTCTATCATTTCCCACATATTCGCTCCTAGTTAATTATAGTAGTATTTATTTAAAATGCACAATTAACTTCAGCTTTGGGCTTGACGTTAGGTAGTTGTTTGGTATCTGTTGATTCGATGCTTACATCTACGCCAGGTTTAAGTTTACAGCGTAGTTGTTGACAGGAGGCAAGCATAACTAGAAATGCTATTATGATCGCCCTTGTTAGCACTATTTTTCTTCAGCAGTTTCGCTTTCGTAGTACTCTTTATAAGCATCAATGATTTTGTTTTGCTTGATCATGTATGCACGGATTTGTGCATAATTTTTTCTAAAGTTTTCGTAGTCTTCGTCTGTTAATCCTATGATAACAGGATCAATGTTATTCTTTTCTAAGTCTTTAAATACTTGTTCTGCGTTTTCGCGATTAATTATGATCCAGCGAACTTGTTCTAGTGCTGCTGGTTCAGGTAAAGGTAAGTTTAATGGTCTGCGTTCAACTTCTGTTTTAAAAACTTCTAACGGCTTAATCGTACTACAACTAGTAAGCAACGTAGTTAGGATTAGCAAGTTCAGGACAAACAGAATTGACCTTTGACTTCTTTGTAGCATTTAACTCCTCTTCAGTTAACGGAGCGCCGCCTATAATTTCAAAACAACGTCTCTCGTGAACTTCATCTTTATTTAAAATTCTTTCAATGGACTTTGGTCTAGTTACTGATAAAGCCCCAATATCTCTCTTATCACCTGCTGCATTTAGTTTATTAAATTTTTCATTTAGGTTTCTATTTGCAGTTTCTAATACTCTATTTAAGTCCTCAAGGTCATTTCGGACTTTAATAATGGCTTCAAAATCTTTTTTCTGCTGTTCAATTACAGCCTTTTGCTCATTGATGCCATCTTCTAGTTTAACAATGTTTGCTTTTGCTGTGTCAAGATCTTTTTGTAATGCTTTCACATACATAAATCCGCCACCTGCCGCAGCAAGTACAACTAGAATCATTGCTATTCTAATACTACTGAACAATGTTCTTCTCCACCTCGTTTAGTAAGTCTTGTACTGTTTCAATGTTAAATGTATCTTCTTCTGGAATATTGATTTCTAATTTTTTACAAACTTGATCGGTAACATCAACAATGTCAAAATCATCTCCATCTAAATCATCAATGAAATGACTTGCTTCAGTGATCTCTTTTCCAGTACCGAAATGTCTTTCCAGTACTTGCATGACTTGCTCTTTCCACATAATTTAATCCTCGTTAGTTTGTGCTTCGTATTTATACCTTGGATATTGACACACTACTATCTCTATTGGCTTATTGTCTCCATCCTTAAATGTTTCGACTAATCGGCCTTCGTGTTCCCTTCCACAGTTTTGACAAACTCCGGACATTCTACTCCATCAACTTAGCAAGGGTCTTAGGACCTACAATGCCGTCTGCAACTAAACCATTTTTGGTTTGCCACTCTTTAACAGCCTTTTCAGTACCAGGACCAAAGTCGCCGTCTGCTGCAATACCAAGTTTCTCTTGCATTTGCATAACTGCTGCACCTTTTGCACCTTTTCTTAAAATACCAACAACTGGTGCTGGTGCTTTACTAGGATCAAAGTTTCCACCTAATACATCTAAGAAATGTTTAAAATGTTTTTTACGATCTTCAAGGCCTACTGTTCCGCCGTTAACCTTTTTACTCATAGCAACAATATCTTGATTGTCAGCCATAGCATTAATATTTCTTGTGTCCCAGAACCAACATGCACTTTCTAATGCACCTTTGATAGTAGTTACATAATCAATTACTTCTTCAGCAGTCATGCCAATTGTTTTACCAAAGTCAGCATAGTTAGCACGACCAGTTAATTGAATAACACCTCTACCACGGAAACGCCAACCATCTCCTGATGCTGTATCTCCATTACCAATTCTATTTGCGTATGTTACGTTTGCAATTTTTTCTGGTTGTCTTGCATATTCGTTTGCATCTCTGCCACCACGTGCAAAGTATTTTCCAAATACTGCATCTAATGCTTTTGCACTATAGTTTAAATTTTCTTCAAGTACTCTAAAGTTAAGACTTTCGTGAGCGCATTGTGCTAAAAATCCTGCTGCTCTATCGACAGTATCAATTTCATACTTAGGAAGCATCTCAAGAAGTGCTTCATACCATTCGTCTACTTTACTGTTACCGTGCAATACTTCTGCACACATCTCTTTTGTAAACTCAAATTTCATTATTCAATCCTTTGTAATATCATGGACTTCTGTCCATTAGTAAATACGAAGTCAGCGCCAACTTTGTTAATATTGTAATCGCCTAGTACTTTGCTTAACCAAAATGTTTCAGCAGAAGCATCTAAACCAATATCCGTAGTTGCATCAAGACCTTCGATTATATCTTTTGTTGCGCCCTCTTTTATCCATTTCATCTTGATAACATTACCGAAGGGCTTATAAAATGTAATGATATCATCTTCAAGTTCTAAGTTGTCCATAAGCGTTTTAGAAAAGAAAGTCTTTACTTCGTCTGTTCTTACCTGTGCTAGTTTCGCTTCGTACATTTGTTTATCTGTAGGAATAACTTTGCTTAAATTTTCTCTTGTAGCTTCTCTTTTCTTATCGTCTTTATAGTATTGAAACTTCCAATCTTCAATGCCTGTTAGTTTAGATACACCATAAAGTAAATCGTCAATTTGTTCTGCTAGCCTTTTGTTTCTTTCAATTTCTACAAATACTGAATATTCGCCTTCTTCGTTCTCTCCTGAACTAACATCTGCATCAAGCACAAATGAAAATCCTTTTTCGATAAACTCCATTAAATCTCTTGCTGGGTATCTGTCTTTTGCTTGGAATGTTACAACACAAACATCTCTATCTTCTCCCATCTTTGATCTAAACTTATCTACTTCAAACATAGGATATACTAGATCCACTAGATCGTTTTTACGTAATCCTTCTTCTAAAACTTTATTGTGCTGCTGTGTCATCTGCTGGTGCCTCTTGTTGTGCTGCTACTTCTTGTGCAGGCTCAAGGTTCATATTAACTGCATTGTTCGCCATGATGTCTTGTACTTTATTTCTATCAAGGTTCTTATAACCGCGATCAATGTTTTTCATTAAACGTTTTGGCATAGCAATTTTCACCATCCAAATGTTTTCGTAGTCGATTTTACCTTTTCTTGTACCAGGTCTAATATCGTCTACTGCTTTAATTTTTCTAACTTTAGCAATAGCAGATTCTGCAAAGCCTACTTTGCATCCGTATTCTTTTAATCTTTTACCGCCTTGTGGTTCAGGCATATTTTCATATGGCCACATAAACGTACATTCAACAAAGTATCTTGATTCGTTAGGACCAGACACTAATTCGCCATCTAACCAGCCGTCATACACATACACGTCTAATTCATCTAAGACACGTTCGAAGTCTTTTAGTAGATTTAGGCTGTTATTTGAACCATAAATTTGTTCAATGTTTGCAATAATATCTTTAGTAGTTGCCATCTGAGATTTCCTGTTCTCCTATTGTTATTGTATTTATGCTCAAATTTAAACTAAGAGCTTTATATATGAATTAATCGAGTAAATATTAGTATGTTCGAACACGGACTTAACATCGCTAATTTAGGTATAACTCTGTGTTTGAGCCCAACAAAGCACGGAGGAAATGCTTAATATGAAGAGTAAAAGAAAACAATCTCACCACTCACAAAACTTCAACAACGTAATAAACATTAACGAAAAGACACGCAAACGTGTTGCTCTAACTCCCAAAAACAAAGCTCAAGAAATATACTTAGAAACGCTAAACAATGCTGATACACATATTGTATTTGCATGTGGACCAGCGGGTACAGGTAAAACTATGCTAGGTGTACAATGGGCTATTGATGCTTGGAAAGACGGAGATTTCGATAAAATTGTTATTACGAGACCTGCGGTTTCTGTGGACGAGCAACATGGATTTTTACCAGGAGATCTTAACGACAAAATGGCTCCTTGGACAAGACCAATTTTCGATGTTTTTTCTGATAACTTCTGTCAACGTGAAGTGGAGCGACAGATGAGAGAAAGTATTCTTGAGATTAGTCCTTTAGCATATATGCGAGGGCGAACCTTTAAACACTCTGTAATTATTGCAGATGAAATGCAAAACGCTACGCCTAATCAAATGAAAATGCTTCTCACAAGATTAGGTGAAGGATCTAAGATGGTGGTAACAGGTGACTTGCAACAGGCGGACCGCCCTAGCAATAACGGCTTACTTGAGTTCCTTGGGTTATATAATAACTTCCGTAACCATCAATATGTTGATATATGTCAGTTCGACAAAACGCATATTGAAAGGCATGAAGCAGTAAAAGAGATTCTAGAGATCTACGGAGATCAGTAAAGTTTAGGGGAGTGTAAAAACTCCCTTATTCTTCTTGGAATCTATCGCGAAGTTGGTCTAAAAGATCAATAAGCTCATCTATGAGATTTTGATCCTCATCTCGAGCTGTGTCGACTTCTAATTCTATCTTGATTTTCATTAGTCTATTTGTATAGCAGGTATTGCTTTAAATAATTTTGTTTTATCTTCTTTGTAGTTTTCTTTTGCAAAATCTACATAGTCTTCCATTGGCTCTTGTTCGTCTGTAATGTTTGGCCAATTAGCATCATTTGAAAAATACTGGTTATGTTTAAACCATTTGTTTTCTTCATCGTCAGTTTGCCATATTGCATCTTCAGGACATTCAGGAACACATACACCACAATCAATACATTCATCAGGATTGATTACAAGCATGTTTGCACCTTCGTAAAAACAATCTACAGGGCAAACACTTACACAGGTTGTGTGTTTACAGTTAATACATTTGTCGTCAACTACGTGTGTCACGGTACCATTTTCTCCGGTAAACCATTAAATGCCATTGTAATCCTATCATTATCACCTGTATGTGGCAAAGTTAAATGCTGTACATAACTAGGAAAGATTATAACTTGTCCTGGCTTAGGTTCAATAGTAAAACTATCGTACATATAATCATTCGGTATTTCAATAGCTGAAAGGCTTCTAGCATAACAAGGATCCATAAACTTAGTATGCGCACCTTCTGTTAAGTAGAAGATACCACTAAAGTAAGCCATAGGATGTCTATGTTGACGCTGGTCACCACCTGATCCTTTAAGAGCCATATTAGCCCAAAGCCTTGTTAACTTTATATGTCCAAAGGCAGGATCGTATACTTCTTCTTTTTGTATTCGCAACATGCAATCTTCTAGTTCGTCTTTTAGAAACTTCCAATGATCTAGTGTATGCAATACTTGATTGTCTGTTTGATTAATTGATGGGTAATGGGGATTTATGTTATTAGACTCTTTAGGAATTAATTCAAGCGACTGTTCTACGCAGTGTGATAAATCAAACTCGTAAAAAGGAATCGGAAACATCATGTGTTTTGTAAGTGTCATACTAACCAATTATATATAGCTCTTAATGCTAAAAGCAAATACATACCCTCCATTAATGCTCTTGGTATATCTTTATCTTTAATACCAAAGTAAATCCACATTGCACAACTAACTGTAGCAACTGCCCAGCCTATCCATTGTGTTTCTGGATTAGCGTCTGAAAGAATAAAAGCAGCGATAATTGCAAGTAAGAACCCAACCCACCTAGGACCATCTATGTCGTGGTAGTATCTTATCTTCATAGTCTTGCTAACTTAATTAGTGTTGCAGCCAAGTTAATCTCAGGATCTGCAACTAATGTATGATCTACTAAACCCTGTTTAATAATGATTACTGCTGTGTCTTGCTTTTCTTCTTCACCAAATATTTCTAAGTTGTCATACAGCCAACGATAAATCTCTTCCATTTCTTCTGCACGTACTTTACCACAAAGTAGTTTACGTGCTTGTGTAATTTTACCTGCTTTAAATAGTTCGACCATTTCAAACTTCCAGTCAGCTTCTCCTTCGTCACCTTTAGTAGGAGAACTTAGTTTGCTGCCACTTACGTTTTGCTGTACCATATTGATACATTTACGCAAGTCTGGATACGAAACTTTTACATAATTATCAAGTGTATCTAATTCAAACTCAATATTTTCTGTAACAAGAATAGTTGCAACTCTTGCAGTGAATTCTGTCTGATCAATTTTTTCAATATGAAAGCCTTGACACCTGCTGTGAATAGCAGGAATAATTCTATTAGGATAGTTACACGTTAAAACAAATCTTGATGTGCTATGATATTCTTCCATAACACCACGTAGTGCCGCTTGTGCGTTAGGCGACAAATAATCTGCCTCATCAAGTAATACAACTTTAAATGGACCAAACGGAATAGTTTGCACAAAACCTGTAATCTTATCTCGAATCTCATCAACAGAGTTATTTCTACTAGCATTAATTTCTAGTACATCATAACTTTCAATACCTAGTTCATTAACAAGCATCTTTGCCATAGTAGTTTTACCAATGCCGGCTGCACCACTAAACAACAAGTGCGGAATACTCTCATCTTTAACCCATGCTTGTACTTGTGCTTTCTGATGATTGTCTCTAAAAACATAATCTTCAAGTTTCTTAGGACGATACTTTTCTACCCATAACTCTTTCATTCCGACTCCTTAATGCGTTTTCTCAAATTAGTTGTACTAAATGAGTGTTGTCTTTTATTATAGTATATTTCTATGCCTTTGTCAACACATATTTGTTTGGCAGTAAAATCCTTTTGGCGATACTCTTCGCCAATAAAACGTATATCTATTCCATATGTAAGAAAAATATCCGTTAAGTCTTTTTCAGATTCATAAGGAATAATTTCGTCAATATACTTACAACCTTCAAGTTGTACGTAACGCTCAAACACACTTTGGATTGGCTTATTCTTTTCTGGTCTATCAAGTGTTGGGTCTGTTTGCAAACCAACAATCATATAGTCGCAATTTGCTCTTGCTTCTTTAAGCATAGCAACATGTCCACTGTGGAACAAGTCAAATGATGATGCTGTAAATCCTCGTGTCAAAGATCACCTTCTTGCCTGTTTTCTGAATAGTGTACGTCAAACTCACCACCCGGATAACGCTTCTTTAATTTGTTAACATTCTCTGCTATGACTTCATTAGGATCCAACCCCAATGCACGGCAACTATTGATCCAATACCAAATAATATCCCCAAGTTCTCGTTTAGCATGAAACTTAGTTTCATCGTCCATAGGTTTACCTTGAAATATACATTTCTTAACAATTTCTGCAAATTCGCCTCCTTCTGATGCAATGCCAATAGCACCTGTCATTAATAATGAAATATTAACTTCGTCATTTAATTCATGCAAACGAGCTTGTGTATAAGCCCAATCGTTTGACTCTTCTGATGTTACTTCTTTTACAAAGTCTTTGTATTTGTTTAGATCTACTGTAGACATCTATATTTCCTTTACTGTTATTGCTTTATTATATAATAGTACTTTATTGTTGTCAACCCCTAAGGTAAATATTTTTAGCAGCATTCGCTGGACAAAAGGAGAATCCCATGATTAAGAATCTTTCACTAAACCTTGAAGTAGGACAAGAAATCCTTGTCGGTAAAAATAATAAACGTGCTAGAATTACTAAAATCGAGTTCCATGAAAAGTCAGGGGAGATTACAATTAATACGACACAAGGCCCTCGTAGAGCCTTGACATTTAGGTTAATGCCCGAAATACAATACGCTTATTGAGCACCAAAGTCACCTGCGTCAAATGTAGCGGTGTCACCATCGCTATAATGTTGTCCCCAATAGGCTAGTTCTGGTTCAAAGTCCTCGGTACCTACAGCGAGGATGGCGGACTTCTCAACCTTTTGTACCTCGATTTCACCGCGATCGGGACAATCCACTTTGATCTTTCGTGTCCAACGACCATGCTCAATTAAGATCCAATCTTCTGATTTGTAGTCGTCTGTGTTTGTAGCACCTTTAGCATAAACTTTTGCCCAACGACATTTGACTCCGTGTGCTTTTGCATCATCACTTGCCATGATAATGCCGCCTTTAGTTACAGTTTCACCAAAGTGCATGTTATATACTAACACGTCATCATGTAATGGTGTAAGTTTACCTTTGATCATCTTTGCCTCCATAAATATGATTCTTCAAAAATTCGTAATGACTAGGAAGTTTAGAAACATAATCAATTACAAAGTCTCTGTAATCTTCATAACTGCGTTTCTGAAAATCTAGTTCTTCTAACTTAGTTACCCCGCCCCAGTACGGTCCTTCGTGTAAAACGATTTCTTTAGTTGCTTTTGGTTTTACACCCATACCAGCCGCTAAAAATAAAGAGGGCGGAAAGTCTGCTGCTCCACTATAGGTATTACCTAATGTAACTCCGCCGATCAAAGATTGATATTGTGTGTTTCTTAAATTATAATTTTCGCCTACAAGTTCCGGACAATACTCGTGATACTCTGTTGCATGTTTCCAATAAGGAGTATCGTCACGCATTGAAAGAGCATAGTGAGTTGAAATAAAATCTCTAAATTTTAATACTTCTGATTCAACAGCGTAATTGAATCCTTCTTTCTCTGTTCTTGTTACCCAACCATTTCTTCTATTCAAACACTCTACTAACTTAACTAAGTTTTCATGCGTTGTTAGTAGTCCTGTAGATTCTAAAGGTTCTACAAAACCATAACTTAGTCCAATGCCAACAACGTTGCGTACCCAACCTCTACGTCTACGGCCATGCTTAATATTAATGTGAAACATTTCTGCATTGTCTGCACGTTCTTTTGAACCTGTTGTTTCTAGGTGTTTTCTAAATTCTTCTTTTGCTGCGTCAGCAGTTGTAAATTTTGATGAGTATACATACCCAGTACCAATACGATTCCATAATGGAATATGCCATACCCAACCATTATCTAATGCATGACAGTCTGTGTAAGGGTGCATTTCTTTTTCAACATCTTCATAAGGTACTCTACATGCCCAAGCACAGTCGTTTGCTAGATAATCATCAAATGACAAAAACTCTTGCTTCATTGCTTTTTCTAAAAGCATTGATTGAAATCCTGTACAATCAATATAAAGGTCTGCTGATACTGTTTCTCCGTTATCTAATAAAAGACCGCTTATTTGATCGTCTTCCATATCAACGTGTACTACATCGTGATTTAACAATGTTACGCCATTAGGCATAGCAATATTGTTTTTAAGATATTGTCCTAGTTTTGCAGCATCAACATGATATGCAGTATCCCATTTAAAACTATAATGTCTTAATTTTTCATCTGCATTTGTTGTGCCTTTGCACATATCAGAAAGATATGTGTTAGCGGTAGCATAAAATTTAGCGAATGTATCAGGAGTAAATTCATCTGGATATACAGTTGCTAACTCTGACCAAGCATCTATTCCGCCTGGTTTATCAGTCATATCAAAACCTAAACTAAAAGGATATTGAAAACTGGTACCGTCGTTCTCTCTAAAGTTTGTAAACCTGATTGAATTTTTGTATGTAGCATTACACTCTGCCATCCAGTCTTTATCTTCAAGACCTAGCAAATCTAAAAATTTTGTAATGTGACCGAGTGTACTTTCACCTACGCCTACAGTTTTTATGTTAGGTGATTCAATAATGGTTATGTCGATGTGTGGACATAGTTTAGACAGTGCGGCTGCTGACATCCACCCTGAACTTCCACCGCCGACAATCACCAATGATTCTACTCTCATGGATTGTCCTATCTAAAAATTACTTTTTTCTACTTACGATTTCTTCTTTGATTGCTCTTGGATTTTGCTTGTAGTAGTCTGATAGAACTTCTTCTCTTGTTCTAATAATCTTTCCACCTGGACCTAATTCGTCTCCACGTGCATTTACTTTAGCATTTCCAACTGCTGGAAGTTCTTCATTTTTGAGATTAAGTTTCTCCATGTCAACTTCCTTACCTCTCATACTTCTTACTAGTGCCATTATATTTCTCCTTTAAAGAATTCGTTTAGTGGTATATTGTATTTAATACTATCTACCTTGTGTACTCCCATTAAATAGAGTACAAAACTAGCAACACTACTACCTCTACCTACACCCCAAACAATATTCTTTTCTCTAAGTGTATCTATTATATATGCCATCTGTTTGAGCAACGGAAATAAATCTCGCTTCTCATACTCTGCTAGTTCTATATTTACCCTGTCTAATTCAGTATCATTGGAACATTTGGCTAACAAATATTGCTTAATGTCCATGTTTTGATATTTGTATGGAAGGAACCAATTAGTAGAATCTATTGATGTTTTTGGAAGTGGATAGTCGAGAAACTCTTTTTCTATCTTGTTTTTGTACTTACTAAGATCATCAGCGCATACGCAATGCTCAAGTATGTCCGGGCCATACTTAACTATGCCTTTAATAAGTTGTTCAGTAGTATTAGTTTCAGTCCACATTAATCAGTTGATCCAAATCTTTCTCTTGTTCATCAAATTTCGCTTGTATTGCTCTCTGGCGAAGTTCATTTCTATATATTGTAACAAAAGTTTGAAGTTGTGTCAACAGTTGATTATTGCCTAAACGGCTCGCTTGGTAATATTTTTTGTTCAATTCGCTTAGTTTAAGCTCTACCTCAGAGGTAGTCATTTCGGATAAATCTTCTTCTAATGGGTGAAACATATTAACTAAATGAGCCTAAGTATCTCATGTATATGAATTCTTGGCTATGACGCCAAACTTCAACAAACACAGGATCTGTGTTAGAAGTTAATGTAAGTGATGCTGGAAAACTGCTATCTTTCTTAATTACAGTTCCGCCTGTAGTTGTAAATGTTACAGCTCTATCACCAACACCTGATGTATAAAGTTCCAAAGTTACTTTGCTAACACCACTTTGGGCTGCTGTTTCTTCACCATTTGCAGGATCTCCAGCAAAGTTTGTAAACTGTAAGTTAAGAGCAGATGAAGCGTTAATAATAAAGTATGAGCCAGTTTGGTAATCAATCTCTGTTGTTGTACCTTCAACAAGTGGTACTGTACCCAAATTGTTAAGTTTATCTCTGTTATTTGCCATAACAGCTCTTGTAACTTGGTTAAGTTGAAAGTCATTAATGTATGCACCACCGCCTGGATTAGATAATCTAGCAGTAGTTGACTCAAGACTAGTAATTTCAGTCTTGGCTGTGTTTAAACTTGTTTTAATAGTATCGAAATTATCCCTGAATGTTTGGGTGTCGTTATCGGCACCTGCTACAGGAAAGTTTTCGTTTATGCTCAAATAATTTATATTACTCACGGTTTCTTTTCTCCACGTTGCGGGAATACAAAGTATTTATCCTCAATTTGCCCGTCAACTATATCTATGATATAGCGATCTGCAACAAAGTTAATAGTCTTGAAATCAAACGCTTTTTGTTTAATTCTAGCTATAATACTGTCGGCTTTCCCTGGTTTTGTATAGCATAATACTAATGCTTTAGTAAATCCAAGCTCAAAAGTGCTTGTTTCTTGTATACTTCTCATCCATAGAGGTAAAAACCCTCTATCTCTTTCCCCAACAGTTTGTATTCTCTTTCTCATGTTATTTACTGAATTAGGAAAAATTCTTTGATGATCTGAATCACTTACTAATGGAACATCACTATCAATACTAATACTGTCGTAACTTACAATGATTTTACTATTAATATCATCTGGTAATTCTACTACTTGTGATATGCTTTTACCATTCTTTTCAAGATCGTCAATTATATCAACATATACAACTTCATACAACAATTCAGATGTAGTTGGGTCTTTTGCTACTGCTTTTTTAACATTACCAAACGTAAAGCGTTTGTTATAATGATTTCTTCCCATTGCAGAAACAAACAGTTCTGCTGTTTTACTTTCAATACCAGCAAATAGTAATGCTGTTAATTCACTCTGTACTCCGTAGTTCTTATCACCATAACGATAAATGTCCTCTGGTTTAAAAACAGTAGAGTCAGTAATAAAGTTAAACCATGATAACCTTTTCTCTTTTGATTGTAATGCTCTAACATATATGTTTGAGAATACTGTTTGATTATCAGCAACTACTTTAATTTTAAATTCTCTCAATGCTTCAGCAAAGTTTGCACCGTCTTGTGCTTTAACTGTAAATTTAAACTCTTTATCAAAAGATGATCGACCTTGATCAAACGTTAAACTAAAGTCTCGAGATCTAGTTGATGAATCTTCTCCAGCACTATCCTGCTCATAAAATCTAGTTAGTCCTAACCCTTTATCATCTTCAAATTGTTTTACTTTACCTTGAATAAGTCCTGTAGGTAAAAATTCTAATCCTGCAGGTAAGTTTCCACTTTCAAGTGTGTATAAAATTCTGCCACCATACAATAAACTTTTTGCTTCGACATATAAGTTACTTGGCTCGTTAGGTTTAATAGTTCCTCTATCAGAAGGTGTAATCCATTCAATTGAACTTTCAACCTCACCAATGATGTCTATGTTGAATGTTCTTTCAACAGTTGAAACACCTGGTACCCAAAAATCAGTATCCGTAGGCAATCTATTTTGGTTCTCTACAATAGCGATGTAAATAATTCCATCATAAACAATTGCTTCGTTAACAGTATAAATTCTAGTACTACTCCAATTACCTACAAGTGTGTAATTAATTGTTGCTAAGTTTGCAGGAAAGTTTACAGCTCTCATAGTGAACTGATAATTTTTAGTTACTGCTGCTTGATACGGAACTTTACCAGAAAGGTCTCCTGTTACAGTATCGAGAGTAAGACCGGGTGGTATAGTACTTGGAGTACCATCTGGATTATTTTCAACTAAGAAATAAGTTATTGTACCTGATAGTGTAGGTGGATCGTAAACATCTAAAGCAACAGTTACAAAGTTATTTGCTCTATATCTACCTAAGTAAGGATCTGTAATCCATAGTGGTTGTCTGTTACCACTATTATCTGCTTGGAATAAATTTGTATCAACTTGTAGTAATGTGTTGTCTGCTTTTAAAAATTCTTCAGTAACAACATAGATTTTAAATGTTCTATGTATAGCATTAATACCGTCAGTAACTGCAATACTAAATGTATATTCTCTACTTAATTTTCTAGGTATTTGACTTCCTTCTGCATAGTCAAATCTTTGCGTATCGTAAAAGTATGTGTCAAAACCAGTTGATGTATTTTTTGCAATATCAAGTGGAACAGTATCAAAAGAATGTGTATCGTATGCTCCAGTGTTAGTTGAATTGTACTCTACAGCCTGCACAGGCTCCGTAAAACCGCTGATCTTTCCTGTTTGGGACAATGACAAGCCCGGAGGTAAAAGACCGCTGTTAGGCACCATATAGTAGCTTAGAGTCTCCCCTGCTGTAAGATCTTTGTCTGTTGCCTGTAATTGAAAGTCTATTTTAGAATCGTCAAGTGCAAAGTATGCATCACCTTGCCCAACATTTAAATAACCTCTTTCTGTAATCCATTCTGGAAAGTCTGCTCCTGTTATAGACATACTAAATGTTCTATCCATACACCCACCAGTACCGTCATCAGCTCTGATAACAAATTTATTAGTTGTATGTTTTGTAACTTCTCCAGGTGCGCCTTTAATTACACCATCAGATAAAACACAACCTACAGGAAGTGAACCAGCAATTATAGAATATGAAATTGTACTAGAAGTATCAGTAGACGCTTCTATTGGAATGTTGACTGTGATCCTTTCTTCGAAAGTACCTAGGTCTCCTGCTGGCGTAATCCAAGTAATTGCCATTTAGAATTTGCTCCTTATAAACCGCCAACATCTAAATTGATTCCTGAATCATACGTTAGTGTACCAAAATCAATATTAGATCCTTGCAGTGCTAATTGTATGGCATTTTCAAACCCTGAAGCTCCAACAGGTCCAAAGTCGTATGTTGTTAAGTATTCAGTTACCGGTACAATAGTTTTAAATTTAATAGTGCTGCCTACAGCGGTAACTTCAATATCTTTGAATCCGTTTTCTGATTGTGGCGCACTAGTACCTTCCATAGTAATTTGTTGGTGTGTATTAGCCAACATACTACCACTATCTGTATCGATTCTTGTAAATGCATCTGGCGCAGTACTAGCAACAATAATTGCTTCGTTACCTTCGTCAAGTTGAATTTTAGAACCAGCTACTAGTTTTCTAAAGTTTAGATTTGCACCAACTTTATCTCTAAACACACTAACACCATTAGCACCTGTATTGGTTGCTGTAATTGTTAGTTCTGTTTCTAGTGTTGAGAAGTTTGTGTTAACTTTCTGGAACGCTGTTCGTAGATCATCACCTAACCCGTCGTTTACAATATTACCTATGTTTATTGTTTGTATCGCCATGTATCACTCCTAATGTAGATCTGCCCAGCCTGCTGTACTATCATTATTTGCATCAGCAGCGTATCCTTGAAACTTTCCTGTTGTTGTGTTGTAAACCATCATTCCAAAAACTGGTGTAAGTGCATCTATTTCAGTTTGTGTTAGTTGTGGTGGTCCAACATAAAGTTCTGTAAAGTTAGAATTAATTTTTTCAAACGCTCCACGTAGAGTATCGCCTGTTCTATCGTTTGCGGATGTTCCAATGTTTACTGTAAGTTTTGCCATCTATCCGCTCCTATACCCAACCGCCAATTGCAATTCTGCCCCAGCCCGTACTCTTGCGGACATAAACATAATTGTCATCAACTCTAATTTCACCAACTTCTGCTGCTTCTGTTTCTGAACCTGGAGCAGCACTGTTTGGTGCAATCTTACCTGTAACTGTGCCTGTTGCACCATCAATTACTACGGAAGAATCATCACCAAATACTGAACCTCTAATATCAATAGTTGCAGTACCATTTAGCACTGCTGCTGGTATTGTACTACTAACACCATCTACTAACAATGTACTATCATCACCAAACACGCTACCTTTAATATCAGTTACAGGACTTCCTGTATGAGATACTTCGCCTGTTGCAGCATTGTACATTAGCATAGTTGTTCCAACTACACTTCTAATTGGTTTAATTACTAAACTACTTGCTGTGGTGTTCTCTAATACACCGCTAGTTGCGTTAATTGCAATACTGTTTGCGGCTTGGCTTGTTGTACCAGCACCTACACCAATTGCTAGTGCATTTTGTCCTTGATTTGTAACACCTGCACCTGCACCAATTGCTGTTGCATTTTGGCCTTGGTTAGTTACACCTGCGGAATTTCCCACAGCCGTTGCAGTTGTACCTTGACTTGTTTTACCTGCTTCCCAACCTATTGCTATTGAGTTTTGTCCTTGACTTGTTTGACCTGCATAATAGCCTAACGCAATACTAAAGTCACCTTGACTCGTTCCACCTGCGTCATTACCAACTGCTACTGCATTAGTACCTTGACTAGTTTCACCTGCATTCGGACCAACTGCTACTGCACTTACACCTTGATTCTCTTGACCTGCTTCATAACCTACTGCTACTGTTGTAGTGCCTTGATTGGTTTCG